GCTCGGGTTGCTAATGGTGAAACGGCACTAAGAGAACGTTTTGTAACCGGTCTTGGTGATGGCTCTAATGACCGCGGGGCAAAGATGCTGGATAATATGATGAAACGTTTGAGAGCTCATAAAAATAGCAATGGAGATGGTTTACCACCGAAAGCACATGATCTTTCTGTTTATATATTTGGGGAGGGTAATTAATGGCAAAAGAACCTATTTCAGCAACGCTTAATTCTTATATAACTCAATCACCCTTAGAAGAGACACAACGTACAAATGAGATACAAAAACGTTTGTATGCAGCTTATCTTAATAATATGGACTTGCATGATCGGGGGCTTGATGTTTACCAAGGGAAAACAACACCTGATTTTACGAATCGTCAAAGACAATCTTTTCGCCAAGTTGATGAACTTAATAAATTAATAAATAGTTATAGCCAGGATAAAACTATTCCGAACCTAATTAATGAGGGACATAATTATCTGCCGCTATCTGAAGATTTAGAAAAACGAATTCAAGAAGGAGGTCAACGGAATCCTCTTGAGACCGGAGCCTATTCTCAATATTTAGAAAATCCAAAATACAAACAATTACGTGATATTTATCGTCAAGAAGCCACAGAGCATTTCAAACGGGATATTTTACCTGCTGTACGTACTTGGCACGCCACTCATGGTACTTATAATACGCAAAATCGAGGTAATGCGGAAGCCGAGGAAACTCGTAAGTTTGCGACAAGAATGGGACGTGATTTAACTAAAATGCTTGCCGAACAGCATGAAAAAGCCGCTGATTATGCAATGCAGAATGCACACAGAGCAAAAGAAGCCCAACAATTGGAATTAACGGGCCGACTCGCTACAAAAGGGGGTTTCTTACAGACAGCAGAAGCGAAACAAGCCAATCAACAAAATATTATTAATAATGAAGCTAAAAGAGCCGCTCTCGTAGGAGGTGTTGGATCAGCAGAACAAGAATTAGATCGTCAGTTCAAAGCTGAGGCAGCACAAAAAGCCGAGAAGGAAAGAGCTGCTCCTATGCAATATGCAACGGAACTCGCCCAAGCTTCTCAAGGTTTACCGGTTTCCCCTCCCTCGCACTTTGCAGTCCCTGTTCATGAAAGACCTGTGCCACCGAATCCACTAGGGGCTGCATCTGGTTTTCTTCAAAATGTATATTCTAATCTAAATCCCAATCAGAAAATGCCGGGTGTTAAAGCAGGTGGGCACATTCCTCGTTTTGATGAAGGTGGTCAAGTTGCAGGCTTACCATCTCAACAACAAAGTCAAATGCCTCCTTTACCTGCGATGCCTAATGCAGAATACACCCCTGAACAACGTATTCTGTTACAAATGGTTCAAGGATATCAAAAACAATCTCCTATGGCTCGAATGTTTGCAACAACAGGGGCCCATCAAATGGCTAACCTTAGACGTGACCCAACTGAGGTGTTTGGGGAGGGAATGCTTGCCCATCAACAAATAGAACGTGATGAACAAAAAGCGCATGTGGATATTATTCATAAAGTTGCAGAATCTCGAAATCAGCAGCATAAATTATTAACCGAAATGGGCTTTAAAAAGCGTGAATTAGATATTGATGAGAGATATAAAAAAGGACTGCTCGGTGTTGCTCAATCAAACGCTGCGACAGATAAAGCCTATAAAGAGGCACATTCAAAATTCTTTGAGGCTGATACCGCAATTAAAAACAGAGAATTGAAAGGATTAAATTCAGAAACACCAGAAGATTTACCGACAAAGAAAATGACCCCTCACAGAGAGAAGTCAATTACTGATGCTTCTAATGAAGCACAAATTTGTTTGAATATTATACATGCTGCAAATGCAGCAGAAAAATCATTAGAAGGTATTGAAGGTGATAGCTTAACTCAAATTACCGGTGATTATCCAAAAGCAACATTAGGACTAGGGCCAATTATTGCGGGTGCTTATCAAGGAGTTAAACCGGATAAAATAAATGCTGCAAGGGGACATGTTGAAGAATTCATTTCTACTTTATCAAATTCAAAAAATACTAAAACAGGAAGAGCTGTAGCTCATCTGGAACAGGCAAAGAGTGGTAAAGGGGGATTGGGTCAATCATCTGAATACAACAAAGATTATTTTGAGAAAGCTAGAAATATAGCTGTTGAAAATTATAAACTTGCAATCAAGCAAGCACAAAGATCCGGTGCATCTGTTAACGATATCAACGAAATGGAAGAAAAACTTGTTAATTTAGGTATTGATTCTCCTAAACATGATTCTGAAGAGAATGAAAGAATACCATTAACAAAATCCAATATCTCACCTAATGACTATTCGCAAGATGACTACACTAAAAAAATAGAAGAAACGAAAAGATTAATTGCTGAAAAACAAGCTGAAATTGCAGCTAAAAAGCAAGGAATGTCTCATGAATGAAGAACTTACTCGCTTACAAGAAAAGTTAGCACAACTGGAAACAGAAAGTAAAAATCTCGATAAAAAACCTACAGAAACATTAGGTTCTAAATTAATTCGAGGGGGGAAAGAATTTATTGTCGATCCTCTGATGGATGTTCCGGGAAAAATAGCTCATGGAGTTGCTAGAACCGGTAAAATAGCAGCAAAAGCATTAACCGGGCCTGCTAATCTTCCCGTCCTAGGCTATAATCTAAATGCTTATTTAAAAAACAAACCGGAATATATGATTGAATACCCAACTGAAAAAGTTGGAAAATTTGTTGATTGGGCAACCAAGGGATACAGCAAGCCGAGAAATGACTTTGAACGAAATATTGAGCCTTATGAAGAGCTTGCATTAGGGATGGTTTCCGGTTCCGGTATTGGGAAACTGATAGAACAGGGTGCTAAAAAGGCTACTGAAAAAGGGATTAAATATTTACCTAATGTTCTTAATAAAACTAGTAAAGTCATCAGTTCAGGTACTAAATTAAATGCCCCTACCTTTGCAAGAAATGTAGGTGCTTTATATGGCGCAAAAAAAGCAGGTGAGATTTATCCTGAGAATCCTATTATAGCTCCTATTATCGGAGCTACAATAGGGGGAGGATTCGGAAAGAGTGCATATTCTGCTGCTAATTTTGTTAGACCTAAATCATGGGCAACTGCTGTAGAAGAAGCTGCTTTACGTCATCCTAAAATAGGCGAAAAATTCATAGAACAAACACCTGCTCGTTATGGATCTTCCGATATCATGAAACAACGTCATGAAAATATAGGGAATGTAGCCAAAGAAGGGGTGAAAGGATACCTCGGTAAAGCATCTTCTATGTGGAGTAGATTAGAAAAGAAATTAGATGACACCGCAACTTTTTGGTCTGAACCCAAAGCATATTGGGGTGAAAAATCACATATGCCGGGAATCCCTAAAACTCATGGGATGAGTAAATATGTTACGATGGAAAAGCCTTTTACAAAAATCATCAATGAATTTAAGAAATTAGACGATCCGGTTTTGCAAAATGATTTCATGATAAGCCCTATCGGACGGGTACTTAAAAAAACAATGAAGTTACCGTCTACATTATCAGGGGAAGAATTTGCTCATGTTATAAAAGACCCTAAGATAATGAATAAGTTATTAAGTACTCAATATTCAGTTTCAGATTTATTGAAATTACGCCGGAATATAGACAATGATATTTCTAAAAAAGGGCAGATGCCAATAGGCACTTATGATGAACGAGAATTAAGGAATTTCAGAGGAAGTATAAAAAGTGCGCTTAATGACAAATTTGAAGCATTAGGGACCGTTCCTTATAGTCAATGGAAACGATATAATTCTAATTATGAAAAATATGCAGCTACTAGAACAGATAAAATCAATGATGTTTTAAAACATAAGTTTGAACCCGGAAAAGCATATGATGCTTCTCTACAAGATTTGAATGAATATGCTAAATATCCTGAATTTGTTGGTAATACTCTAAAAGGGGAAGGTAAGGCTACTTTTGGAAAATCAATTCTTCGTGACCTAGGTCGAAAAGGGAAATATTTTGATTTAGAGACGATTTCTAAGAACTTTCATGGTCTAGAAGAGGAAGCACAAAATAGAATATTAAAAATTCTTGATCCTAAAACAAGGGGTGATTTTATCAAACAACTGGATATTTATGAGGGTTATAATAAAATCAAGAATCAAGAAAATAATGTTATCGATGCTTTATTAAGAACACCGGGACTCTCAGTTAGAAAAGCACTTCTAAAAGTAAAAGGTAAAAAGGATCTTGATAAGAAATTTTCAACTCCGGAAGGAATTGAACGTCTGGAAAAACGTGCCTTATCCGGAAATGATTTAGAGCCGTTAGAAAAAACATCTTCTATTTTATCATCTCCTATAAGAGTATTACCTCAAATAAAAGAGTCCTTGGAAAACCAAGATCCTGAATTAAATTCATTATTTAAAAAAGCTCAAGACCTAGGTGTTGATATTTCGCACATTTGGAAATAATTTCTTTCTATTCTTGTTGTACACTAAGATTGTAAAATATAAGATATAAGATATAGTCACTAAAAACCTAATTAAAGTCGACCCTATGCAATGTGGACACTATCAAAACAAAAGGAGTTTTATGTATGAATGTACAAATGATTTCAGCTGTTTTCGAAGATTCTCCGGTTAAAATAAAAGAACTCGTAGATGGTGGGTTTGATCTTAATCTTTGCAGCTCTATTGTTATGCCGCCACTTCATCGGGCCGCATTGTACGGGAAAATAAAAGCTCTTCAGACTCTTCTTGACTTAGGTGCTGATAAAAATCTAAAAGATAAAGATAATAGAACGCCTTTATATTGGGCACGTAAATGTAATCATGCTGAAATAGTAGATATATTACAAAAAAATAATGGGATGTGATTATTCTTGGCTGCTTTTATCACTCAAGAATTAAGAAAACTTGCGGAAAATGCCTTTTTTCCTAAGAAGAATCTATCAGCCGTGGAATGGCTTGATAAAAAAAAGTGCGAAGATTCTTTTACCTATTTTATTTATAGATTTTGGCCTCTCATTGAAGGGCGTCCTTGTATTGAAGAATGGTATATTGAGGTTATTGCAGAGCATTTAGAAGCTCTTTATCGACTGGAAATTAAAAACCTCTTGATCAATCAGCCTTTTAGAACGGGGAAAAGTCTTATTTGCTCTGTCCTTTATCCCGCTTGGCTGTGGGTTAAGAACGCAAACTTAAGATTTATCTATACCACTTACAAAGAAGAATTAACAATTCGTGATAGCCGTCGTTGCCGTCAGGTTATTCGGCTTCCTCTTTATCAAAAATATTGGGGAGATAAGGTCGTTCTTGATAATGAAACGAACAATGTAACGCGTTTTGCTACGTTAGCGGGAGGGTGGAGATTAGCGACATCGGTTGAAGGTGGTAACACGGGTGAAGGGGGTGACTTTTCTTGTATCGACGATCCAAATAACATAAAATCTGTCGATTCTGAAACGGTAGAAGAGTCTACAAATAACTGGCTTGACCGTGTTATGACGTCTCGCGTTATGAAATACGAAGATCATAGACGTCTGGTTGTTCAGCAAAGAGCGGGCCTTCGTGATCTATCTGCTCATATCATTAAGAAAGATGCCAATGCGAGGACTTCCTCCTGGACAAAGCTTATTCTACCAATGGAATATATTCCCTCCCGCAAGTGTATAACGGTTCCTCTTCCGGCTACGAATGGTTTACCATGGGAAGACCCCAGAAAGAAACATGGGCAAATCTTATGTCCTAAATTATTTAGTGAAGCGGATCTTCAAAGCATCAAAGATCAATTCAATAATGATGCTCATACGATAGCCTGTCAGTTGCAGCAAAATCCGACCCCGGAAATTGGGGGGATGATCAGACCTCAATGGTTTAAGCATTGGGATCAGAAATTTATGCCTCGTTTTATTTATGTACTTCAGTCCTGGGATACAGCCCTTGTTAAAAACACTAATGCAGCATACAGCAGTGCCACCACATGGGGTATTTTTAAAGATAACGATAATAACAATAATATTATGTTACTAAGTCTCTATGCCGGGCAAATTGAATATCCGGATTTAAGAAAAATGGCACTACGTTTGTCTTACAATTATGAGGATGTTGATTTAGATGATCCTATGCCTCTACCTCCCAAAAGAGCACCCAATAAAGTTGTTATAGAAAAAAAGGTATCAGGGTATTGTTTGCATGATGATATGTTTATGGCTGGGATTCCGGTTGAGGGCTTTAATCCCGGACGTTATGAATCTAAGAAATCACGATGCCGAAATGTGAGTGATTTAATGGAACGCGGTCTTGTTTGGTTACCTTGTAAGCCTGATCAAGAAAAGTCCTTTACCTCTTATTCTAAAGAATTTCTGGACGCAGCGATTGCTTTTCCAAGTTCACGAGCAGGTTCAAGTGCTAATGATATCATTGACAGCACTAGCCAAGCTTTTATATTATTAAAAGAAATGGGAATGGTCAGTAATACAGAGGTTTCACCACTTTATATACATTAAAAAAAGCTTAGGAGTTATCTTTTTTTATATTTCAGAAAATGAGAAAAAATGAATACTTTGTCGGGTTCGAATTTTCAAGCCCCTAATAATATACAACCACCTGAGGAACTCCCAAATATACCTCAGGATGTTAAAAAATTCCCTGATGGGAGCATCTTAATTGAAGAGCCTATTGACTTAAGAGACGCTCTCACTTTAAACGATCAAGAGAATATTATTCATAAGATTGATCGTGGTGAATTGGCCATGATGGCTGATCAAATTTACAAACTTGTCGAAGGGGATGAAATTTCCTATGAACCCTTTAGAAAACAAGCAGATCAATTTATTAATTTATTAGGGTTGAGTAGTACGGATGGTAGCTTAAAACCTCTTTTGCATGAAGGGGACGACCCTGACATTAAAAGTCCATCCCTTGTTAAAACATTCACGAACTTGGTTCTTTCTATTGGGCAACAACTCTTTCCTTTAAATGGTTTAACCGATACTCAGATTCAAGGAAAAACAACAGAATTTGCCGAACAAAGGGCATCAGTTAAAAAAGAATTTGCGAATGATTATTTCGATAACCATCTTAAGGATTTTAGAGAAGAAGGTTACCGTGTTATTTCTTGGGCATTGATTTTTGGGTATGGCATTAAGAAAGTCTTTATCGATCCAATTACCCTAAAGCCCACCTCTAAGTTCATTAAAAATAATGATTTTATTATTCATTATGATCACTCATCAAGTTTTGGAGCTCAAAGAAAAACACACCGGATCACTTTAACCCAAAGAGAATATGCCTTACGCTGTTTAAATGGCTTCTATGTTAATGAAGCTGAGTTAATGGATGATGACACAAACACAGATCAGATCAATCAAGCTCTAACACGTACTCAATCCGTTAATCCGGACAATAGCGATGACGAAAACAAGACTTATGAAATCTGGGAGGTTGAATGTGATTATAAGTTAAAAACATACAAAGGTTCGGGTGGTTATGATATTCCGCTCACCTACATTCTTTCCATTGATAAAAAAACCAGGAAGCCAATTCGATTAGTGCCTAATTGGCATAAAGATGACCCCTTAAAGAAATCACTTTCCCCCTATATTATTTATCCTCTAGTTCCTTTTCTGTCCGGTCTTGGTTTGGGACTCCTACATCTATGTGGCGCAGCCGCGACAGCATCTTCCGAGATCTTACAAATCTTAATTCGTGCCGGTGAGTTTGCAACAGAGCCTGCCGGTCTTCTTAATTCGAATGTTCGGATTACTCAAACCGATATCGGTAAGGCGATTCCGGGTAAATATCAAACGGTGATGTCATCGGGGCCTATTGGCGATAACTTTATTGAGATTAATAGCAAAGAGCCGAGCCCTACATTAAAAGAGGTCATGGGTAAGCTTGATGATTTCGTTCTCTCGTTTTCATCACTAACTGTTGACCAGTTAGCCCGATTAACAGACCAAGCGGCAGTCACAATGCTCAGTTTGATCTCTGAAATTCAAAAAACACCAAATGCAATTCTTCAACGATTTTATCAAGCATTTACAGAAGAACTAAGTCTTTTTAATGATCTTTTTTACGAATGGATGGGGTCAACCCAATCATATGAATTCTTAGGAAAAACAGAAGTTCATCAAGTCACACAGCAAGATTTTATTTCATACCCCCTTACCAATCAGGATGGAACAATTATCCCCGTGATAAAGCTTGTTCCTGCTGCTGATTCCTCTATGAAGAATTCAACGTATCGGCTATTAGAGTCTGAGGTGGTTCTAGGTCATGCGATGCAGCAACCGGCTCTTTTTAACATGCCTGAGGTTATGAAGTTTGTTCTGGGTAATATGGGCTTGGATGATACCTTAGTAACAACACTATTAGCTCCACCCACACAACCGGAACCACTTCCACCTGCTGTTGATCCTATTACAGAAAATCAAAATCTCCTTGCCGGTAAGCCTGTTAAAGCTTATCCGTTCCAAGACCAAGAAGCCTATATTACAGTTAACAGTCTCTTATTAAATTATCCGGATCCTCAAATTGTTGCTAATACTCAAGCATTAATTCATGAACGTCACGGTTTTGTTCTCATGAATCAATTCCAAAGTGTATTAGGTCAGCCCATGCCGCAAGACCCCTCTCAACTACCACCGGAGCAACAGAATCAATTGGCTTTAGTGGCTGCTAATTCTGTTAAGCAGAATTTGTTAACCACTCCCGGGGTTGTTCCAAAGCCGGCTATGGAGCCTAAAGATCAAATTGCGATGGAGAAAATTAAAAGTGATCATCAAATTTCCATTAGCGAACAACAGATTAAAGAAAAAAGAATTAATGCGGATCTTGAAATCGCACGTCTCGAAACACAAATGCAATCCCGAAAAGCAGATCAAGAAGCCCGTGAAGTAGATATCAAATATGCATTTGAACAACAGAAGTTAGAGTATGAACATCATATTAACGAACAAACGACACAGTTAAAAATGGAAATTGATAAAGAAAAGCATGAAAGAGAAAACCTTTCGACTATAGTAAATCTATTGCGAGATGCTGTGGAACAGCATAATATTATTAAGTCAACTTCTGTTAATGGAGATAAAAATGAAAACATGTAAATCTGTAATGAGTAAGAAATCTTCCGGGGGATCTATCCCTCCAAATCAATATGCTAGTGGTGGTTCTGTTAGCCCTACTGCAAGCGTCATGAAAGGAAGTGCAGGCGCAAAACATTCCGGTTCTGACTCTACAGCTTCCGTTATGCGTGGAAAAGCTGGCGCATCTCGTTAATTATTAAACTTAGAAATGGATAGAATAACAATGGATGAAACAAAAGGTTTTATAGATTTTTTAACAGGTGAGTTTCAAAAGAATATCACAGCCTCAAATCAGAGTGTCGTTATTCATGCATCAACGCGTGATTGTTTACAAAGAATATGTGATCAACTTCCAAAATATCTAGAGCTATATAAGAGTAAACAAGTCTCTTCTGATTCCCAAGATGTTCCCCAACTTGAAGATGGAACAACTGAGGGGTCTGATGCAGCTTAACGATACTCGTTGTTTATGGAAAAAACCGTGGTGGGTTTCTCAAAAAGAACCACCACCGTTAACAGCTGAAGAACTTGATCCATCGCGAGATATATGTCGAGAGCAGATCGGTGTTTCTCCTTTAGTCAAGGGGCGACGACTCCTTTTAAGAGCCCCCATTCTCTATTCTGAGAGCGGGATGCTCTACCCGGAATTAAGCCAAGATAATCAGAGTAAAAAGGTTCAGCTTGGCTTTATTCTGGTTGTTGGAGAAAGTGCCTATCCTGAATCAGACACCTATGGAAGAGACGGCTCTCAAGTGTTCTGTCGTCCGGGTGATTGGGTTGAGTATGCCTTTTGGGAGAAATGCGAATCAATTCTCAATGTCAATTCTGTTGATAAAGATGGTGATTACTACCAACTCTATTATGTAAATGATCTCCATGTGAATTCTGTAATACAACCAAAAGACTACCACATTATTTTAGGGAATAGGTGTTAAAATGGCAGAAAAACCGAGCTTTCAAGAGACTTTTTTCCCCGTAGCTAATCCAGCAGGAAATCAAGTGATTTTTGGAGATGAAAAAACTTCATCCGAGCAAGAAGAGATTTTTGGTAAACAAGATGGTGAACCTGAGCCGATTGTAGAGGCTGAAGAGGCTTCAACTCAAACTGTTCCTGAAGAAGAAAAGAAAGAATCTAGACGACCTCGGCCGGCCGCGGCATATGACAAAAAAATTCTAAATGAAGCTAAACACTGGAAATCTTCGTATTTACAAGAATCAGAAAAAGCCCGCGCTTTAGAACAAGAAAATCAAGCTATTCGAATACAATTTGAAGAGGCGGAGCAAGCGCGACGTCAAAGTGAATTAAAGGCGATCTCTGAGCGAGAAGATAATCTGCGTATGCAGATGAAAATAGCCCGTGCTGCCGGGGAGAATGATTATGCGGATGAGGTTTCGGGAGCTCTCAATCAAGCCTTAATTCAAAAAGAATTACAAGTCTATGATCGATATAAGAACAGCACTCAGCCCGTTCAACAACAACAACAATATACCCCTCAAGTTCAACTTTCCCCCATTGAAGATATGAGACAGCAAGCATTTAATGATTTCTGCCTGAGAAACCCTTGGTACGGTAAGAATCAGTCTTTGACGAACTTAACCAATACAGCGATGACTGAATTTGTTAATGTGCTTGAATTAGGGAATCAAGAAGATGCTATTTATTCGCCTCAGTTTTTTGATGTGCTAGAAAACGAGATCAAACATTCTTATGGAATTGGCATCCAACACGAACCTGAAAACCAGCAGCATGATCAACCACGAAGAACACAACCTTCAACACGTTTTGCAGATGTACCGAGAGGAAATACAACTATGGCTGAACAATATGCGTCTCAAAATAGGGGCGGACGTACTTTCACACCTGAAGAAGTAAGACGAACGGGCACTTCAAGTCTTCAAATGAAGGTCGGTAATCAATGGGTCTCTGCAAACAAGATGCAGCCTGAAGTTGAAAAGAATCGTCATCGGATCGTTCCTATCAACAAAGGTTTTAGAATTGAATTCCAATAAGTCGTTTTTAGAAAAAAAGGTGGTTAAAATGTCAAAACACGATCATACAAGAGAATCCCCACAGTATCGACCAGAACCGGAAGAAGCACCAAGACTGATGAGTCCCGGATCGACAGCTTTTCATCTTCCTCGAAGTTTACTGAATCCGGATCAGGACAAGAAATATGGGTTTAAGGCTTATCGTTGTGGTGGTGTTGATGACGTTGATTCTATTAATAGAGCTACAGAGCGTGGCTGGTATCCTCTCAAAGCTTCTGAAATACCGGAGCTTCAAGTAGCTCCCAATATGAATATTTTTGCTGATAGGCAAGATGATTTAGTGCGTGTTCAGGGAACTGTTCTTATGGCGCAAAATCATGAAGCGCAATCACATTGGGAGCTGCAAGATGAAACTCTTTTAACGAACTATAAGAATACGGTTGCACTTTACAGGAAAGTTAATAAAGAAGATTTCACGGGGCCAGAGGCACATAGAGGATATGGAAACTGGTAACTAACTAGGAATAATGTCAGTATGTGTAAAATCTACACATACCGATATCTCAAAAAACATTCTTGTCTCGTTGTTCAATTTGAAAGAGTATTCAACCGTGAACGACAAGACACTTTAGAAATACACAATTTAAAGAGGATTAATGACTAAGATTATCAAAAAGATTTTATGCGATATTCCGGCAAAAGAGGCTCTTATCTCCGGAATCGATCAAATTGCAAACTAGACGAAATACATAAAAATTGATCGGGTGATTTTTTCCGTCAGCAGCAGTTATTTCCAAAATAGAAATAACTGTTTCTAACAATTAGCCGGGATTTTCAGAAGAAGAGAGTTTTTTTATTATAGAAAGTATCTTTTTTGCAGCTTCTGGGTCATCTTTATATCCGTATAATTGATCATATTTCTTTTCAATAAAATCAATTAAATTTGGCCCCCATTGACCTGATAATTCAATGGCATTTATTCTGTACAAATCTCCACTATCATCGTCAGGGTCTTTGTGTTGCGAAATGATTAAATTTTCATTGTAGAAAGAATACTCTTTTGTTACAAAAGTTATTCCATTAAGATTTTTTTCAGTTCTGAGATTAAATTCTAAATTTTCCAAGTCTGATAATATTATGTCTTTAAGTTGATTAATTATATCCGATAATTGGGGATGGGGTACCATAAACATAAGCGCTCCGTAGTGATAAAAATTGTTGATTTATTATAGAATTTTTGTTTGTTCATATATTCATCATTGCCATGAGATTTCGATACGTTTATCGTATTACTAGCATATAAAAAGCCTTCAAAGAAAGAGGATTAATGACTAAGATTATCAAAAAGATTTTATGTGATATACCGGCAAAAGAGGCTCTTATCTCGGGAATAGATCAAATTGCGAATGCTGTTAAGGTTACATTAGGCCCCAAGGGACGTTGTGTTGTTATTGATAAACAATTAGGGATCCCAACGGTAACAAAAGATGGGGTAACGGTCGCAAATTCAATCTTTTTAGAGTATCATTTTGAATCTATGGGGTGCGAACTTCTCAAAGAAGCTGCAAAACAAACAGCTAAGATTGCCGGAGATGGCACTACCACAGCTATTATTCTAGCTCAGGCATTTGTTAAAATCGGCTGGGAATTAATTACGAAAAAAAAGAAGAATCCTATTTGGGTTGCAAAGAATCTTGAAAATCTAGCAAAAATAATTGTTAACGAAGTTCGCGAACTTAGTATACCTCTTTTAACAGAAGAATCCTGTGTTTCAATTGCCACTATTGCGGCTAACAATGATAAGGAGTTAGGTGATCTAATCGGTAAATCTGTCTTTAGTGTGGGATCGCAAACGCCAGTCATTGTTGAAGAGTCAAATTCTTCAAATTCTTACTCTGAGATCATTAACGGATACTCTTTTAATGGGGGGTTACGATCTCCAAGGTACTATAATGTTCCCGGTCGAGAATATTGGCAAGGAGGTGATGTATCAATTTTAATCGTTGATCGTCCCCTTTCCCATGAAAAAGAAATTGAAGCGATTGTTGATGCTCATATTCAAAAAAATAAATATCTTTTTATTATTTGTGCTGATTGTTCACCAATTGTTGATTCTCTTTTGGTTATAAATGCAACTAACAATCCTAAGTGGCATTATAGATTAGCGGCTGCATTTGCACCTGAATATGGGGAACAAAAACTTGATGTCTTAAATGATATCGCGTTATTAACCGGCGCAACAATTGTCACGTTGGATAATTCACGTCCAAATCGTTCTATCTCTGAAAAAATGCTAGGGAAAGCCACCTTTGTAAAATCTTCTGAAAAAATGACTGTCGTCATGAATGAAGATGAAAACAAAAATACAGAGATTGAGTCCTGGATTATTGATTTACAAGGTAAAATGGAGAGTGAATTAGATCCGAAAAAGAAAGAGTTTTTAAAAGATCGAATTCAAAAGCTTAAAGTAGGAACTCTTACACTCCGTATTGGTGGCTCAACTCGATATGATGTGAAAGAACGCCTGGATCGTGTGGATGACGCTGTGAGAGCTTCTCAGTGTGCATTAGATGAGGGATATGTTCCAGGGGGTGGCATTGCGTTATCAAGAGTTTCAAGAAAGATTAGAACAACAGAATCTTTAAGAATAACGCCTTACGATAAAGATATTATAGGAGCTTTTCTTGACTGTCTTTTAGCTCCATTAAATCAAATCATTATTAATGCCGGATTCGAAGACTCCATAAACACAATTCGAAACGAAATTGAACGTATCAATAATTCTAGTTACGGAATTGATTTAAGTCGAGATTGTGAGTTAGGTGATATGTATTGCGATATGTTAGAGCATCATATTATTGACCCGACTAAAGTTGTTTGTACTGCAGTAGAAAAAGCGGCGTCTATTGCAGCGATGATATTATCAACCGATGCTCTGATTGCAGATTTAACAGATGTTGAGGCGTACAATCGAATGGTTAACTCCGGAATGAGATTTTAATATATGGGCTGGAGATTAGAGCCTTTAAAACCGGAGCCTGCACCAATCGTTATTCCTTTTAACAAAGACGACATACGGCGAGAAATGATCATTGGGGTTTTAAACAATTTTCCTCAATGGCGTGTTATTCCTATCGGTATACAGGAAGAAATAGAATCGCCATTTGATCTGTTTTTAGTAAAACCCGTTATTAAAATGGTTAAGAATGTATTTGGTAAGGACTCACCAACCCCTCATGAGTTTGTAAAACCTGAAAAACTACAAGTGTGCGGGGTTGTCTTTATCAAGAAAACTCTTGTGGAGCTCCCCTTGGAGCTGACGGCAGATCTTCAACAATGGTGTAATCATATATGGGTCTGTAATTCAGCTAAAAGTTTAATGGAAAAAATGAACAAAGCCGAAAAGACTTTATAATGATTGGCTAGAGTGCGTGGATTCGAACCACGGATCGCGGTACCAAAAACCGCTGCCTTACCAACTTGGCTACACTCTATCATATTACCGATTCCCAGCTATGAGGGGCGGAGGATTAAGAATTTCATTGATTGACGGTAGCCCCTCTTTCTTTTGTGGTGTTTTTTCTTCTATGACTTTCCAGACTCCATGAGACGGAGAAACGATTTTCTTTGCCTTATTCAAACGATGCAGAGCACTTCTGATTAAATCGGGTAGATTGTTTGATAAAGGGACGTTACGCTGCTCTGTTAGATAAGCAACGAGCTTATTGCAATTAGAGTCTCCAATTTCTTCTAATCCTTCGTATACCATTTTAGTGATTCCGGAGGCGGGAATGATTTGTTTTATACCTGTATCTTCCTTTGTCATCAAATTAAGGATTTTTTTCAATCGATTTTTTTCAATTCTTACTTTTTCAAGCTCCTCGATTTGTTGATCTAGTCGAGCAATCTGTTCTTTAATATCATTGATAATTTTAGAGGTCGAGGACGAAATGGACATAGTAAATTTTCCTTTATTTTTCTAATTGTGTGTATTGGAAGTATGTTAATAGAAAGCAAACTTTTTTTCTTAATTTATCAAATATTTTGTTGAATATTATAAGAGGAAGGACACATTCAATATCAAATATAATTATGTTTGGGAATGTTTTAAAATCATAAGTTTTATAAAATAAGTTAATTAATAATATCAAAGAAGGACGCTGCTCTTTTTCAGATACCCATTCAAATTGAGGATATGTCTCTCCTTTTTGGCGTTCTTTTAGATACTCAAATTCAAATATTTTCTTCTCTTCATTTACTCGTATATCTTTTATTCCGTAATAATCACATGAATTTACAAACTTTATTAAATTACGACGAAAATCGAAATCAGTTTGGAATCTATCATAAGGAAGAGGGGCTCGTTTTTCTTCATGCGCTTCAAAAACAATAATTTCTTTTTTCATTATGTTAGTACCCTATTAAACCATCCCTTTAAGAACTTTCTTAAAACGGGCCTTGTTCGAACCAGGGACATGTAATAGCTAAGACTTTGAGCTTGTATGCAGTTAAGTAGCATTTCAGGATCTATTTTGTTAATCTCTGTCATTGTTTTTTGCCCTAAAACACCATCTATATGCGTATTTCCACCGCAAGCCAACACAGCGGCTTGTAAGAATGAGACTGCTACTCTTGTTCCCATGTTAACTGCTTCTTCCATAACTTCTATGGCCAGTTTATCAGAAGGTAATTCATCCCCTCTGATCTTTTCCCAATAGTCTCTACGGTAGATATTCTTTGCATCCTCTAGGGTAAGAGACTTGATTGATAATTCAGGATAAGATTGTTTCGAAATTCCAAATTTTGTTTCTCCTCCCGGATCACTTAGATCATTAGAATATTCTCCTTCCTCTTTTATCAGGTTAATAAATGCAAGATGAAACCGATCCGGATTATTCTGCGCACAGACATCAACAACAGGATATTTTATTGAATTCACATATGCTATTAATTTAGAACCTCCCGAAAGGAGACTAAACATAAATATTATGATATAAAGGACAATTAAAAAGGGATGTTTCCAGTTTGTCTTATAATTCATATGGTTCTAACCTAATGAGTTTGGTTTAATACTAACGTTTTCAACTATTATTTTCAACAGGAAAAAGTGTTTTTTATGAATGTAATTGAATTAGAACAATATCTTTATGATTTAAATATTAAGTTTCCAAAGGTTAAGTTTACAGACGAAATGATAAAGAGTTATTTATCTTTTGTTTCTGGAATTATGACAGATTCAGACGATATTTTTATTCGAGCCTTTCCGCAAATGTTGGTTAATAAAGATCAATATATGATATCAGATGATGGCATTAATATATTTCTGTTTACCGGAAAAGGATATGCGATTAGTGCGCTCTTGGGGGATTTCTTTGAGACGAAAATTTCATCCTCAATTGAATCGAAAGAGATAAAATGGAATCGTATTGTCCAGAGAGAAAAGCATGAATGGGATTCCGGATATGAGAAAGTTATTTATTATGAAGTCACCGGAATCATGAAAGGCTCCTTTATTTTTAAAGCCGAAGATCATGAAGGGGCCGTTGATTTCTTTAACCAACTTTATTTTAGATTGACTCAAAAACCATTCCTTTTTTTTAATTATCCCACTCGCTCAAGTAATACTAAAATGAGCTTCTAACAGAGTTTTAAACAATCGCTTCTATTCAATCGGGGTCATCTGTAGAATTCAAACTAGATAGCCATTCCTCTAGGTTCTTCACTCTCATTTCAAGAAGCTGAAATTCATGATCTACTCGCATTATACGAGAATCATATATATTCAGGAGCACCACTACACAAATAAAGAGTAGGATCGTCCCACCCCAAAGAGCTTTATCCGACATTAAAAACCCCTCTCTATGTCATCCAGCCTTTTTTGGATGTTTTTGATTCTTTTAAAAATCATTCCTGATAAAAAAAATAGAACAATTATAAGAAATTCCATTCTAATGTCTCCGATGAATTCCATGTTATCATTTATTTTTTTCTCTTGTCTATCATGCAATAGTCAGCGCATTTGTCTGCTACTTCCCATAGTATATCCATACTATTATCGCGAGGAGAGAGCGTATTTTCTTTTATATAGTCTTCTAGTAGGGTGACTGCAATCTTGAGGCTTTCTAGACGGATAGTTTGAGTGTGGGAGTCAAGAAGAATGAATTCGGATTGATATTTATCAATAAATTGCTTATTTCTTCTTGCTAATTCTTCTTGGTTTGATAGATCAGTCATTTGGTTCTTTCTCAGGGTTCTGTGTCGACTTTTCAATATAAGGTAATAACAACTCTTCTATCTGCCAAAACACCTTCATTGGAACACGAGATGTGGTGTTATCATAAATAAATTCTAACATTTTATGTTGGAATTCAAGTTGTTTTGGACTCGTTGTCATTTTTAACTTTCTGAATCTTTTTAGATTGAAGGAATTCTAATAAGTCATCCAATAATGAAGGATACTCGTTTGTTGCCTCTAGCTGAGTACAAAGCTCTATTATTTTGATTACGATAGAGGTAGGAAGTGTTTCGATAAACACTTCCATCTCTTGAATTCTTTTATTCTGCATTATCTACTGAAACTTCCTCTGTTTCTACATCTGATATTGTTTCATCACCTGAAATAACATCATCTATAAAAGAAGTCCCCCCTTTTTGTGGTTTATCTTTTTCAGATGCTATTATTTTTTCAAATTCTTCTCTTTCTTCTTTGTGCTGCATAATAGCTTCAGACAATAAATTAGAGGTGTTTATGCTATTAACTTTAAATGGGATTTGTTTTCCTGCTCTTTTCGCTAGGGTTTTAAAACACATTTCTTTCAGATGTTTACACCATGGACTATATTGCCATGCACGATCATTACTTTTCGTTTTTGCCTCGGCTTGTAGCGTTTTCATTTCGCCATGTCCCATTATATGGACGGACTTAATACCGTTATTATAAATTGTTAAGATGTAGACCCCTTTTATTTTTTCGTGTTCCCTATCAAAATCAGGTTCATGTGAAATTGGGTTAGTTACATTACCAAGGTCGCATGTGAATTTTTCACCTTCGTAGACAACACCTTCAATCATACCGCGTATTAATCCACTTCTAAACGCTAATTCTCTAATACCCCGAAATCCAACCTCAAACTTAGCGGTACGATTGCGGACTATAATATCCCCTTGGGTAAAATCTCCCCCTAAGATGAAACCATAGCGTGCTGCACTAAAAACACACGATTTTAAATTTTCATAAGAACATTCTGATAACAAAGCGGTCTTACTATATAAATACTCTGCTGCAAAAGCACAAAACTGATCAAGTGATAAATCATTTTGAGGTAGCAGTAATTTAATAGAGGATCTAAGTTTATCATCATGTGTAAGATGTACGGCGAGGGCTATGGGGGTAGGGGCGTTTTGTTTTCTTTCTTCAACTGACATTTTCATTATCCTTTTCAACTGGTTTTGGATGTTTTTTTATTAAAATTATATTCTTTTGTTTCTCTATAAGCTTCATTCATAAGTCTATCATTTAGAACTCTCCTTTGTTGGTAAAACGCATTACTCTGCCGGTGGACTCTTTTGAATACTTTTCAAACAACCCGTCTTCTCTAATTCTTTTAGTGTCAATGCGAGTGGATGTTTGATTTCTAAAAGAAGCTACTGTTTTCCCCATCTTATCAACGAGGGTTTCCGCTTCCCCCATAAACACCCCTATTTTGAGTTTTATTAAATCTAATTCTTTTTCTAAATCCCCAATTGATTCCTTATGAGATTTATAGCGTTCAATAAGATTGATCATCTCCGGTGTTACGTCTTTAATCTCTCCCGGATTGCCCTTAAAATAATTAGCCACTTCACTATAGCTAATAGGTTCCGGGGGGATATTCGCACAAATATGCGTTTCCCAAAACTGAACAGCTTTCTCAATAATACCGTTCCCATGTATTGCATTATAGGGAATGGTGTAAATCTTAATGTCGCTACCCCCAAAGTAAGCGACGATTTTTGAGTAAGGAGCAACGATTTCTCCCTTAGCATTTGCAATGGCCATATAATAGAACGCCTGGATAATGTATTGTCTTGGCATTTCTAAATACTCCGGATCTCCCCAATTAAAGCGAGCCCGAAACCCAACGTTTTTAGCATCAATAATACCACCGTTTTCATCTATTGCGTCAGGGTGTCCGATTAAGAATGAATGGTCTGGATGCCGGAGCTCTAAATCTTCGTCTTTTAAATCGAGAAGAGGTGTACTTCCTTCTTGAACTCCATAGAATTCTAAAATACTTTTCTCAAAAATATGACCTGCTTGAGTATGAATGTTACCTTCGAACGGGGCAATCTCATCCTTCTTTTCTAAGTAGACATCGAGAGCTGTTTTCCAAGGATCAATACGAACGCCATTAGCATCGACACCGAGAATAGCGGGAATATCTGTCCCCCCTAAATAGGTTTTTCTTTTTGCTCGTTGTTGTTCTGTTAACATTGAAGCCTCATAAATTATTTTGAATATTATTTGTAAGGTAATGATGACATTTGTTTTTTATTTTTACAATGGGAAAAACAATATTATTTTCAATTTTATATTGAAAATAATATTGTTTTTCCCATTACAATGGGAAAAACAATATTATTTTCAATTTTATTCTGTCCAAAGTCCCAAACCTTTTTTCTCAAGCATGGGGATACCATCAAACAAATGGCGATTGAGGGCATCTAGTTGCCAGTCTAGAGAACGTGCGCTTTTATCATCATAGAGCATTTCAACGCGTCTTTGAGACTGATCTGATTGGCAGAATTGTTTAAAGGCTGTTGGTAATAATTGATTTGCTTGATTTTCTAGTTCCCATCGTACGGGAGCCCATACATGAGGACTTATTCTAAGACTTAATAAAAATTGACCTTTAAGATTGTCATGCTTGCAACAGACATGGTTGTGATGCATGAAGTCAGACAATATCATATGCTCATGGGTAATCTTAATAAGTTCAGGGAGGGTATTGTGGTAATCTTCAACAGTTAGCATTAAAAAACCAATCAGAAAGATACTTTGGATGATGCGTGTGTGGATGACAGTACACCAGTAGTAATCATCCACACGTTGACTTTTTGAGTTTTATCTACACTACCGAAGTGATTCCCGGGTACTTTTAACAATGCTCAAAACGTCATTATTAAGTGTGATTAATTGCTAAACGGCTGTCAACCATAAAACTTAAAAAGGACGGGTTCCGGTTCTTCTATGATGAGGGGGAAGGGGATGTTTTTTGCGTGTTCTGTGTGCTAAAATAATAGGAATGACAATAAAGGAGATGGTGAGAATGCTTATGATTCCTATTAATTGAATATTAGGGTAAGCCATAAAAACGCTAAATCCCGACATTGAAAGATTATAAAGGTCAGAACGAGAATAGTTATCAAGAGATTTTACCATATCAATTTCCACTGGTAAGAACGATATAGGGTATCTTTTAGACTTGTAGAATATGGATGTCAATAGGTTAAAATAAGTTAAGGGGATAAGGATGGAATTAATGACGGATGCAGAATTACGTGCTCGCGCTTTAGAATTAGCCATTAAGCATAAAAGAAATGGATTAGGAGCGATTCATGTACCACTCATGAAAATCACAGAACAATTTTATGCTTTTCTAAAGGGAGAAAAATCTATAGATGATTTAATAAAAGAGGAAGAAGCGAAGACGAAAGCTCAATATGAGAATGCACCAAGATTTCCATATGGGAATCGTATAGTATCGGTGTAATTTATTTTTCTTCCGGGTCGGGGGTGTTTTTCCTAATTCTATGTATGGTTTCTACTCCGGCATGGACAAAGGCATTTACCGCCCCAACTGTAATGCCTGCAGTGGGATCTACCAGCAATAGGGCTGGAGATATAGATCTTACTGCTGTCTCTATGACTGTTGCGGCATCATCAATTTGAATGATCGTTGATTTTTTACAGCCGCAACAATTGGTAGGATAAATCTTTTGGTGTTTTGGTGTTGGTTTCTGAGTCTCTATAGGTTCCGTCGCGATACCGATTGAGACCAAAGTTACCATAAAAAAGAGGACTGTAATATTAAGCATAATAATTACTCCTTAGAATAAGTTTTATTATGCGCTTAAATAAAATAGAAAACAATGACAACGAAATACAAATTTATCGATTTATTCGCAGGTATAGGAGGTTTTCACTATGCTTTTCATGAACTTGGAGCAGAATGTGTTTTTGCATCCGAAATAGACCCTTTTGCTCGTAAAAGTTACGAGCATAACTTAAAAAACATATCACCTAAGTTATTTTCTTCTAACAAGTTCAATGATGATATTTTAAAAATTGCCTATGATGTTATAGATAAAGAAATCCCTGATTTTGATATTCTATGTGCGGGATTTCCATGCCAACCGTTCAGTCAGGCAGGATTTAAGCGCGGTTTTAAAGAAGAAAAAGACTCTCGAGGGAATATGTTTTTTAAAATACGAGATATAATAAAGACTAAAAAACCTAAAGCCATATTTCTTGAAAATGTTAGGCACATTCTAAAACATGATGACGGTAAAACATTTACAATTATAAGAGATATTATAGAGGACGAATTAGGCTACGATTTTCACTACGAAATAGTAAAAGCTTCTGATTTTGGCCTCCCACAGCATAGGCCTAGGCTTTTTATGATAGGATTTAGAAAAGATAGTAAATATAAAATTCCCTTCCAACTCCCTGAAAAAATGCCTTTAAAAATGACGATGTCCGACTTATTTGGCGGTATTTGCAATAAAAAGATAGGTTATACCCTAAGAGTTGGGGGCAGAGGTTCAGGACTGAATGACAGAAGAAACTGGGATTCTTATTTGGTCAATAACGGACATGTGCGCTTAACTTCTAAAGAGGGGCTTATAATGCAAGGATTCCCAAAGGATTTTATATTTCCCGTGTCAGAGACACAAGCTATGAAACAGCTTGGAAATAGTGTTGCCGTTAATGCTGTAAAAGCCTATGGTAACGCTATTATAGAGAGGCTCTCTTAATCCTCAATTGAAAGATTAACCCAATTCCCCACGTTGATAAACAATTTCATAATTGCAGCCAATACGTGCTATGGCATTTTGTCTTTTATTAATTTTTTTTCGAATAAAGTCTTGAGCATCTTCTTGCGTGTCAAAACTATGGGCTACTTGTTTACCCGTTGTGTTGCATCTCCCCCACCCGACAAGGACAATAAATGTATTAAATAATCCTTTATCGAGAATTATTTCGTAGGTTCTGTTAACATTTTTTTTGTGATTTATTGCTTGGAGTTTAACGTAGAAGGATTTATTTTTGCTACTCATATAATATTGTATTTAAACTGAAACGTTTGAGATTTATAACATGCAAAATAAAAACAAACAAGAGTTGAATGACTCGGAACAATTTGGACAAATGAGGAATATGGTTATCCATTTAATATGCTCTTTTTTCTGTCGACAGTTTTGTGAAATAGTTTTTAATGTCTTCATTATTAATTTCTTTTCCTCTTACAATACATTCGGCTTCTGCCTTCTTTTTCGCCTTTCTCCAGGGATTATCAATATCTTGGACATGAGTCATTCCTGAGAGTCGTAATGCAGTTAGAGGAAAATATGTCTCCCATACTTTATCTAACAGATTTTTGATTTTCTCATCAGTTGATGGAATTGATTTGATCTCGGTTTCAACATTAATCAGATCCGCTGATACCACAAGCTCTTTCATTAAATGATTTTTGGGGATTGGATTTGTGACAAATCCTTTAAACTCATGGTAAACAGAGGCGCATACAGGCCCATACTCCCATGATTGAAAAGGCTCGTTAATAAGTGGCACAACCCTAGTGTCTTGATTGTAAAAAGCCATATACCACCCATTCGCAAAATATAATAATTTTTGCAAATGCATTGGTGTAAGAGGCCGTTTTTCAGTCCAAGATTTTTCTAAAAAATAATTGGCAACTGCTCCGGGACTATAATTTTTAAACTCTTTTGGTTCTGTCATAGTTTTAGTTAGCTTAGGTTTTACAGCCTTCTCGGTTAATCTTATTATAGCAGCTCAAAACGCCGAATAACGAAAACAAAAATATCTCTAGAATTTAACGCCAACAAGGCTTCCAATTCCATCAAAAAACCTTAAAATTGTTGTACGGGCGGGTAGTGGGGCAGTTTGAAAAAATAAATAGTTTGTAGTTTGTAGAATATATGTTTACATAAAACAAATTAATTTAAAAGACTGATAACATGGCTATTCAAAAATTGAGAAGACCGAAAGATCCTTTAGAACTTGCAAAGCTCATAGGTGATATTGCTATAGGTGAAATTCTTGATGAAGAAATTAATATCAAAGATGAAAAAGCCGTAAGTTCTGGTAGCAAGGGGGGCAAAAACAGAGCGAAAAATTTAACCCCAGAAAGACGGAGCGAAATAGCTCAACAAGGAGCTAGAACTAGATGGGAAAATCAAGATTAAATACTTTTCCATTTACCATTTTCACGAGAAACTTTACCTTTTTTTTCCAATTGTGAGAGAATAGACCTAACCATTCTAGGAAAATCTTTTGAGGCCGTTTGAATTCCTTGATTTAAAAGGGCTTTTGCTATTTCTGATACATTCCATTCTTCTTTAGTATCTACAAGATAATCTAATACGAATGTGAAAGTTGTTTTGGGAGTTTTATTCTTCAATATCTCACTTTTCAAATTTTCTTTACTATTATCATCTAAAGAAAATTGTTTTTTAACTGAAATAATTAAATCACCTAATGTTTTATATTCTTTTTCTAATTTAATAAGAAATTCAATTGAATCTTCTTTTGCTATAGACATAGTCATTTCTCCTTGATATAAAAGCAGAGAGAAAAAAGACATAATTCTTCCTTCTCTTAGAGGATTAACACAAAGGTTAATTAACGGTAACTCTTAAGCTTTCACCTGTTGCTTACTAATACCGATTAAACTCTTCTCATAATGTTACTCCTTATCTTTGTAATAGGCTTCCTGCATAAACTTCTCGGTTAATCAGGGGGAAAAGAAAAATAATTCAAACTGACCCACTACCTACGGGCGAGGTGGTTGGCTTTTAGAAAAGGTCTTTATCCTCACCAAAAAATACCCTGTAAAGCCTATTTGATTTTCTAATTCAGTGTAATAATTGAACGAGATATAGTTATGCAGACAGTCCATTTCCTCCGGAGGCAGTTGTCCGGAAAATCCGGAGTACTTAACAATCGTGGCATAGAACAGTTTTTAACCATTCCTATTTGATCTCTTCAGTACAATAGAAACATTTCACGTGTTCTCTATTCCTTCCTTGGGGTAGTTAATAATAATATTGGATAACTGAATAAGGGGATTGCTCATAAAATTATCAAGCCATAGTCTAATATCTTGAGGTTCAAATTTATGAAGCGCAAGCGGAATTGTTTCTGTTTGTTTAAAACTCTGAGCTGCCTTTTTACGTTTTCTAAAACTTACAATGGCTTTAATGATAACACAATCACGTTCTTTAATGTATCTTTGGGCTTTATCGAGGATGTGTTTCATCTGATGAACACAGAGAGTAGTTAATAGGTCTTTTTTCTCAAACTGGTGTTCGTCAAAATCAATATGATCGAAGATCACAAACCTCTCCTTCGGTTTTGATAGTAAAATAACAATTTCAGCACGATAGGGCATTTCATGGATCATCATAATTTCTCTTTTTTATAGAGGTCATAGTAAAAACCTACTCTGCAAAGTGCAAATATAAACCCCCACCAGAGTAGGCCACGCAAGAATGAATGCGGCGGTAATCCCAATAAAAACGGCCTAAGACTAAAACATTCAAATAGAAGGGCTAGGGTAGCCGCAACAATTGCGCCAGGATCATAAATGAATTCTTCGATATTATTTTTCATGATGTGATAAAAATATCTTGTTTTTCGGAATTTAATGAATCAAGATAGCTCGTTACTGTGAATTTCAAAAGGGCTACCTTTTAAAAAAGCAGCCCTTAGAAATTCTTTTTATTAATCCACTCGATATGTCCTGCAAGAATATCGAGAAACCCGCTATTTAATAGCGGAAATTCCAACCACGGAAATTAAGATGAAGATAGTCCAAATAGACCCAACGGTCAACCCAAAAAATAAAAAAACAATTAAGAATGATATCGTCCCTCAATCTGTATCACAGAATGAGCGTGTTTTTTTATTTCCAATTCTTCAAATTCACAATTGTACGAATCAAAAATTTAAAAAGAACACAGAGAATTTGCACAAACAAATTCGTTCTGATCTTGATGATTTCATTTAAGGATAGACACAATGGCTCTTACTTTAAAACATTCCCCCTCTAAACTATCCTGGCGCACTCAAAAGCTATTTGATCAGCTTCTAGAGTGGCCTCCCACTCGTGAAATGTCGCTTGATACAATCAGAAAGTATTTTACGTACTTCAATGAAGAAGTATCAGACCCGTATATACGGGAGAAAAACCTACGGGTTCTTCTTGATACGATACAAGAACTTATTGATCAACATATGTTGATCCTCGAGCCTTTGAACCAAACGCGCCCGGAATCACCTAGATATAGAATTAACCCTAGTTTGAAAGGCTCGCGTCATGTCGGATAAAATTAGAGAGCAACTTGCAGCGTTTGTTGAATGTGAACCCCCTATCATTATGTATCCGGCTCTTAACGAGATGACAGGGTCTTTAAATACGTCCTATCTTCTTTCTTATTTAATGCAACGTTTTAGAGAGAGCAGAGGGGAACCTTTTCACACGAATGACAAAGAAATGATGATCCGTTTAGGTTTTACTCAAGCTCAAATTACCTACGCAAAGAATAAACTCAAAAGGAAAAGTCTTATTTCTATAAAGCGAGTAGGACTACCGCCCAAGTCTTTCTACACCGTCAACCACGAAAAAATCGACGCGTTTATTAATTCTATTAACGAAGGAGGGAATGAATAATGAGTATTAAAGTTTTTAGAGAATTGAATGAGAACCCTATTATTGTATTTCCAATATATGTCCGTATTAGCGGCTCAATTAATGCAGCTTATCTACTGAGTCAATTAATGTATTGGTGGCAGTGTGAAAACTATCTTTCTATGGGGAGGACGGATCGTGACTGGATGGATGTATTAATAATGACGCATGAGGAATTTATCAACGCAACTAAGATATTAGAGGAAAAGGGATTTATTACAGTCAGGAGAAACGAACACACGGTCACCTCTTGTTACAGTCCCAATGATGAAAAAATATATACTGCGATTAAATCCTTTAACAAAGGAGGTCAAGTGTAATGATCATACGTGTAAGCAAGAAAGAAAATCCTTACGTCACTATAAGCAAGACTTGCTCTAATGACATTCGTTTATCCTGGAAAGCAAAAGGATTGCACACCTATATTTTGGGGCTACCTGATGATTTTAAAATCCATATTACCGAATTACAAAAACATTCATCAGACGGTATAAAATCATTACGATCTGCGATTCAAGAATTAATAGATTTTGGTTATATGGATCGTATCCAGAAAAGAATGAATACCGGTACTTTTGGGGAGTGGGAAACGGCTGTATATGAACACCCAAAAGAGTCATCAAGTCACCCTCAAAATAGGGAAGCGGTTAGACATGACGAAAGTAAATTCGTCCGGGCTATTGACTCGGATGGCGTCATGACTCAATCCGCACCGCATACCCAAAAAGGCAATGCGGTTGGAAATGGCGGAAATACTCACTTTTCTGACTCGGATGGCGTCATGACTCAATCCGCACCGCATCGCCCTTTACGGCATCCCGTTAAAGGCATACTACTAATAAATAAAATACAACTAAAAGAAGATGATATCAGCGTGACATCAGAAAAAATTTACAAAGATGAACAGCCGACAGCCAGTGCATTTTCGAAAGAACTGGGCTACATGGCTGATAGTTGGAATGAAACAGCAGAGGAAACGGGGATAACTCCGGTTAATCTCGTTAGCCTTCCCGAGAAAACAAAAACTCTAGCCGTGCAATTCTGGCAACAGCACGCACAAGAGGGATGGGATAACCTCTTGAGCATTATTCATGATTCCCCTTGGCTGGGGGGTAAAAATAAAGATAATTTCAAGGCTTGCTTTGGTTGGGTGCTAAATCCGACCAACACCGAGAAAATTATAAACGGGACTTATAAGAAATTTGATTACGCCAAGCCTATGACTTTTTCACCTGCTGAGCCTCTTACTGTTTCTCCTGGTGCAGGTTTGTTTCCTGTTCCTGATGGTTTCTTACAAGATTTTTTTCATACCGGTACTTCCCTCGTTTACTGGAATAGTCAAAGTGGGGGCTGGTATGATTCTGCGCAAAACGAGTGGATTGCTAGGGATAGAGATACCGATTGGGTGAAAGTTCAAAAGGAAATTAACGATACGATTCCTTTGGCGCAAATGCCACCTACACGCGTAAATGGGGTAGAAATGGATAATCTCATGCATATCTAATCAAAACCGCTGTACGGGCTTTAAAATGAGGTTACCGGAATGAAAAATGAAAATGTAACTGTTAGACTGGACCCAAAGTTATTTTATGGGTTGAATCTTTTATGCAGAAAACAAAGAAGATCAATTTCTACGGTACTAACCTGGGTTTTTGAGAAAATGTTTGAATCTCCAAAAGACGGCCCGGTTGAAATAAATAGCAGTGGGAAGGTAGTTAATCTACTTGATCTGCTCTGGGATTCTGACCCCGGCAAACGACTGAATCTTTTGGTTGCATTAAAACCTGAGCTTCTTACCTATGAAGAAGAAAAATATTTAAAGGATCTAAAAAAAAATGAAAACCAATAAATTAGAGATTTGGCAAGAGGACTTTACCCCTTGTGTTAATTGCGGCTGGTATGAATGTCGATGTAATGGAAAACCCTTTATGCCTGTTGAAGCCAAGAAATATGTTGATCGTTACAGAAAGGCTAAAGTCTATAAGACCCGAACATCTCACAATCGGAGGATCTATGACCAAGGTGATTAACTTTAACGAAGAACTCCGAGCTAAACAGGCTGAGGTTATATGAAAACCAATAAACTTGAGATTTGGCAAGAGGATTTTACCCCTTGTGTTAATTGCGGTTGGTATGCGTGTTTTTGTAAAAACACGGATAAAGTTAAATTTTACCCCTCGAAAAAAAAAAGGAAATAATCCTTGAAGATTTTAACGGAAAACTATTTGAGGATTTTAAAACTGAAAAAACAGTACCCTTAAAAAAACCTGATCCTAAAAATCAAGCTAGATATTTAAAAAATCGTGAAAAATATTTAGAGAGGGCAAAAAAAAACAATAAGGAAACATTGAGAAAAATTAGACTCGGTGAAGTAGATCCTGATTGGTTAGAAAAATGGCGTGTCCGTCGACGTAGTGCTTTAAAACGCTCTTATGCTAAGAATAAATATTCTGTATGCCAAAAAAGACAACAATATTACAAACAAAACAAAGAAGAAATAAACAAAAGAAGACGCCAACTATACCAAAAAAATAAAATCAAAATCAAACTGAGACGGATTGAACTTGAAATAATGAGAGAGGAAAATGTTAAAGAATGTCTAATGTTGTAGATTCTAAAAAAGAAAAGCGTGCAGCCTATCAACGTAAGTACAAAGAGAAAAACAAAGAGACTCTTGCAGCCTATTACCGCAAGTACAAAGAGAAAAACAAAGAGACTCTTGCAGCCTATCAACGTAAGTACAACGAGGAAAACAAAGAGACTCGTGCAGCCTATCAACGTAAGTACTACGAGAAAAACAAGGACCGGCTCAAAATAGTACGGATTCAGAAAGAAGAAGAAAAAGAGGGAATGTTAAAAAATGACCAAGGTGATTAACTTTAACGAAGAACTCCGAGCTAAACAGGCTGAGGATATTGAAAAACGCCTTGCTGCATGGATGGAAAAAACAATGCCTTGTCGCATAGGGATCTTTGTCTTGCCAGAAAAAGAGCTTCTAAACCATCCGAATTTTATAAAAATTTACCGGCATCTGATTTTATTACAGATTCAAGATATTTTAGAACATATCAATTTTGATAAGGTTTTTCCCCTCGGATGTGAAGAAGATAAAAAACCTATTTTTTCTTTCTTTGATCCAACGATGACCTACAATGAAGCCCATAAAATAAAAATGGTTGTCGATCTGGTGCTACAATCGCGATTAGGGATAGAGGGGGCACATTCATTTCCACATGGCCAAGGTTTTTTAAAAAAATGTTTGTTGTTTTTTAAATCATTGTTTTTGATCTATAAAGCGAAAATAAAAATAATTTTCAACTTTAAAAAATAGGAAATAAAAGATATGGTTGTTTTCGTAAGTTAAACATGATCAAGGACGAAAACAATGACTACATATACTTTAGATTTTGCTGAATGTTTCCACGAGTTTATAGGCGACAATGTGTTCGAGGATTCAACAATATACCATACTAAAACTCTAAAATGGGTGCGCTATGATGCCAAGTTTAAATGGCTGAGGGTTACCCCTTTTTTAGCTACTAAGTTATTCAATTCCGGTGAACGTATATCAATGGGGGTTTATCATGCATATGATTGTTACTGGGAGGTTCCTGCTGAATCTACTTATTTCTCTCTTGCCATAACGATAAAACCTATCTTTTTGCCTATTTTCGAATTGGCAGAAATAGAATACAAAGAAAAATCCCGTCAGCTTTCCAACAATAAGAGGGCAGCATAATGGACAACTTAACCATTCCAGGATATGTCTACGTCGGTGAAGAAGTATATAAAAAGCGTTTTGACTTCTTTTTAAAGGCTGACCCAAAAACTCAACGTTATATAATCAGAGAAATGCCATCAACAAAAAAAGTTTTTATGGGTGGCGCTTACATACATAGAAAAGCTTATAACTTTTTAGCGTGGGCGTATGAAGATCATAAATATGGATCTGAGGGGCAATCATATTGTAGCCCCTCTTCACCTATGTATAAGGGGGGAGCTGCATAATGACCCCCTCAAATATAGAAAAAGAAATGTCAGCGGCTATTGATTCAAATGAGTTTAAACTCACCGCTGATTACATGGCTATTAGAGATACTGCCTATTGGCATGCTCAAAATATGGTGATGACACCCAACATGTTTAAAAATGACTGGGCAGCCATTAAAGCCATAAGATCTGATGATTTAATAACCTACATGATGGCTATACAAGTCAGATTAAAAGCCTTTGAAGATAAGTTAAACGATGTGGTTTGTTATCTGTATCTCATGAATAAACGCGTTAAAGAATTGTCATTGCAATGTGATGAGTCTGCATAATGGATAGTTCGTTAATGGTATTTGTTTTTGAGTTTTAAAGTGAAAACAGATACCATTTTCAACTTTAAAAAATGAATAACTAATGTTATTGTTGTTTATAAAGTTAAACATGATCAAGGATTAAATAATTATGGAAATGCAAATACAAAATCAAGTGTCTGTCGGTGTCTCACGAGATCCAAAATATATGGCTACTGTTGTTAACGATAAATTAAATAATTTAATGCCTAAAAATCTAGCTTCGTCCCTTACATACCAAGGTAATAATCTTATCAATTTATTAACTGTTTCGATTGACCGTAAATATACCTCTGGTGTCTGGGCATCATATCGCCAATGGGCTGAACGTGGTTACCAAGTCAAAAAAGGTGAAAAAGGGACTAAAATTGTATATTTCAAATCAGATGAAACCGAGAATAAAAACGAGAATGAAAAAAAAGGGCGTCTACTTAAATCAAGTTATGTCTTTAACAAAGATCAAACGGATGTAGAAGAGCAGATTGTGGCTGGTTTAGACGCGATGGAAAAGGGCATTAAGATATAATGAATAACCAACAAAATACAATGTTCTCGGGGCGAGGTTTCGACCTCACCCCCGAGGAAATACTAGAAATTAAACATGATGTGAAGGCGTTAACCAAGTCTACGCCTATCTATGCGCCTACTTTCAAATGGAAAATATTGGACGATTGTGTTAAAAATAATTTTATTGAATTGCTGAACGAAATATCTTTTTATAAAAATATCACGTCCTTTCAGTCTTGTCCAAAAAAATTATTTCTCGAAAAAGTTGTAAGTTTTATAGATAATAATAATGTTCGTTTTTGGGATTGCGCAGACTGGATGCATCAATATTTAATAGATAAACGCGAACAGTTTGAAACCTACCATGATTACGACGGCTACAATCAAATTGCGCTACTCGAAGAGATTAACAACGTCATTAACGAAAATCTGAGAATCTTATATGATTAATCACTAAGTGAATGAGGAAAAGAATGACTGATATACGTTTAAACCTTATTGAGTTAACAGACGATATTGAGGATATTACTATCGCTAAAAAATTATCTGTTTTTCTTACTCCGCTTGAGCCGGTATCATCTATGGATATTGAGTCATTAGAGAAATACGTTATACCGACAAAGGCAATACTCGATGCTTTTATCAAAGAATATGATTTAATGACTAAAAAAGTTGAAATGGCGTTACGTGACCTTGGCGTAAATGCCCCTCATTCAGAGTCTATTTTTAAACATATGGCTATTAATGCTAATATTGCTAAAACCTTAGGTGCTCGTATGGAGGCAGCTAACGGAGATGTAGAAAGTATCCATTAATGTTTTGAAGTGCGCACTAGAAAATGAACCCTATAACATAAAAAAGAAAAGGGAAAATATGAAAACTATATACCATATGGCTGCTGATTTAGTCGACTCTGACGCAGACTATAGCGCGCTTGTAATAACTCTTAGAATGTATTTTGTTACCCAAATGGTTAAAAACATAGTATTGCCCTCCGACGGTGATATTGTGAAGACGATGACCCCTGTTATTGATTTTCTAAAGTCTGATAAGGGAGTGCAACTTGATAAGACTTTGTCTGGTTTTTATGATGACTTTCTTGTTTTAATGGATAATCTAAAGTCTGAACTATGCCCGAGGTGGGAGGATATAGAAGCACTCTTTAATCTGTGTAAATTTACAGAGTCCAAGCTTCTTGTAAGTGCTCAAGTAGTCTCCGAGTCTGAGGCTAAAAAAAGCGCTTGCTCTTCTAGTGTAGAACACCGACCTATTGTGACTCAACTAGACAGTTAAGGGGGCAACTGTAAATGAAAGTTTCTAAGATTGTAAAAGAAGCGGAAATAAAAACGAAAACGAATAGAGGGAAAAACAGTCAAGTTTCCCATTTTAAAGAAAATAATAGAGGGAAACCTAAAGGGACTAAGAACCGTATGCCGCCTATATCTCTTGTGCCTCAAGATACAAGGGACAAGGCATTACTAGCCCTCTCTGATGGTATAGAAGCCAAAAAACCGGAATATGTTTTATGGCTGTTAAGTCGCATGATACCCCCCGCTAAACCTGAGCCAGAGCGTACTATAATCAACTTAGAGTTTGATGATCTTGACCTATCCCAATTAGATGGGATTAGAAGCGCTGGTGTCCAAGTTGCTCAAGCACTAGCAAAAGGGGAGATATCTTTAGAAGAAGGCCAGCAAGTCTTAAAGATCCTACAGGCGCAAAACAGCCTAGTATACAATGAGCTAATAGAAAATCTCATAAAGTTTGCTCGCGAACATAGAAATGATACGGATTTAGTTGGATCCGGTAACACCATGATGACTGAAGAAGAATTTAACAAACTATATGATGCCTCTATGCGTCGACCTATTGCCTACCAGGGTGACGATGACACAAAATAGGTTATAGACATAGCTGTCTCATCGTGTTATATTATGGTTTTTATTAGTCGATAAAGGTATTGTGTGTGGACGAAAACAAAAAACTACTGACTGATTATGAGGTCGCTAAAATGATCGGGTTAAGTGTTTCGGCTACAAGAGCAAGACGTTTAAAAGGTTATCCGCCAAGTTACCTTAAAATTGGGAAAGCTGTGCGTTATCGTCTTGAAGATATTGAAAATTATATGACCTCTTGTTTTGTTGAGACAAAGAAAGATGATTCGAAATGAAAGGTACTCAACAAGTAAAGAATCTAATGAAAGAACGATCTGGTGGGGTTAAACCCAAGAATAAATCCACCACAGAAAGATTAGATAAGTTAGAGGCTGATATAGCACGTATTATAGAGATGCTTATTATTATGCATCAAACGCGCCAGAATGATAATGAGGATATTAAATATTACGTTAAATGTGTTTCAGACTTAACGCTTAATAACCATGAAATAAAAAAGATGTTGGCTGACGATTCTATTTATGTTCAGCATACGTCCAGAGTACATGAGGCTATTGCCAAATCAATAGAAGGAAAAATTGACGGGTTTTTAGAACGTGTCAATTTATCCAATAAAGATACTCGTCCTGATAACTCGATAACCCTTTTAATTTATGACGTAATAGATGAATGGTATTCGGATTTGGATTATGCTGCATTAGAGTCGGGGGTTATTGGGGTTGTTACTGTAACGCCTAAAGATATTTCAATCCTAAAAGAAATGATTAGAGATACTCTAGTTGGAACGTTCCACTCTAATGATTGATTTTGGTATACGGGGAATAAACAATAATGGTGAGTAAGTTAATTGAAAAGTGTCGGGCGACAGAAATAATTAAATCATTAGGTGATGCACATAAAAATGTGCATGAATTAATTGAGGATTTATGTAATCGTTATGACATGGTTGAGGATGCCCTAAGACGTTCTTATAGTCATCGTATTACGATGCTGAATGTTCCTTTATCTCTAAAACTACTACCTTACCCGGTGCATTTTCTACGCCCTCTTAAATTAGACTTTAATGGTCGCCCTAATGTAATGAAAGCTCTAAAACATAGCTACTTTAAGTATTGGGGGGATATAGTTACATTCCCCTCATTTGACTCTGTTGCTGCTGCACCGGGTTTAGGTATTATATCCGGGCTTGATAATAAGGATTTTTTTTACAACCAAATGGCATTTCTCGAATTGTCATTTACACCTACCCTTCAATATAGAGAGTCCTGGCGACCTTATAATTTGAATGATCTTTCAAATTTGTACGTAGAAACATATGGGGGTAATAAATAACAATGGTAGGTATTCTAACTGATGTAGAGCGAGACTTACTGAAAATTGGGTCATATTTCTTTGAGCTTTCTGTTTTACTTGACAAGTTTTATGTCAAGAATGGTTTTGAATCTTCAAAGATAAATGAGTTACTGGATTTGTTAGAGCAGGAGATATCTACCAATGCCAAAAAGCGTTAAGATTAGATAATCTAATTAATGAATAATGAGATAGAGACAAAATAGGATAATATAATGAGTAGAGCCGTAACAGTAGATGAGTTGTTTGAAATAATTAGACCTATACAGATAAAATTAGATCATCTCTGTACTGAAGTTGACGTATTAAAAAAGGAAAAGCACAGTACTCGCGTAAGTACATCTTTTGATAATCTAGAGAGTCGAGTTGGAGAGGATGATTAATGGCATCGATTAATAAAGTAATTTTAGTTGGACATGTAGGGCAAGATCCTGCTATCTCGCATTTACCTAGTGGCCGTAAGGTAGCTAAATTTTCCTTGGCAACAAGTGAAACATGGAAAGATAAAAATAGCGGGGACTATAAATCTTTAACTGAATGGCATACCGTTAAGGTGTTGAACCCTCATTTGGCTGACATTGTTGAAAAGTACATTCATAAAGGCTCTAAGGTTTATGTAGATGGAAAAATAATGTCTCATAAATGGACATCAAAAGATGGCAGCGAGAAAGTCTCATTTGAGATTGTCCTCACCCAATACAAAGGTGAATTAACTTTGTTGGATAGTAAGAAAGATGAGCAACCGCGAGATGAATATAATGTTCATGATCCTAAGAATGAGAAAGATTTAAGCCGTTATGGTGTGGCTCAACCCACGCAAAAACCTACTGACTATGATCCAACCAAGTACAAAGAATTAGAGGACGAGATACCGTTTTAATCATGTTTTCTGCGTATCTTGTTGGGTTAGTTTGTGGTTTTTGTTTTGGGATAACTTTTAATAGGGTTATATACGAAAGAAAAAATAATAAATGAAAAGCCTAGTCATTTATCTTCTTGGGTTTCTTGGCGGTACGATAATTTGGTCATTGTTTTTAAATTCAAGATGGTTAAGTACATATATAGAAAAAAGGATATCTGCAAAAAAATGAGTTTACCCTTAGTTAGACATGATGTAATTAGCGAACTATACGGATTCATTGATCAACATATAGATGAATGCATAGAAGAATATCTACCCGCTGTTGTTGCTGATAATGGTTTTGTTGAAAGTAAGTGTCTATTTACCCTTGGCGGTATCGTGTTAGCTGTGACCTTTGACGGTGGCAAATGGCTTTATGAAATAGGAACCAACAAAGTTTCTACTGAGTTTGGGGTTATGTTTCATAACAGAGTGGTGGATAGACTAAAAGAACGGAAACTAGAGAGGGCGTTTGATCAGTGGGAACTTGAACATATAACGGAAATGTCTGCTTCGTTGTTTGAAAACGGTATCAAAGATTTATTGAATAACAAGACTGTAAAAATAGAAATATGATTAAGTTTAGACGGAAATTAGGACATACATATAACTGCATCTATTGCGAATGTGAGTATATTTTAGAAGAGAGAAGCCAGAAAACTTGTAGTGTTCAGTGCAGTAGAGAAAATACGAGACGTAGACAAAAAGAACGTCTTCAGAATGATGTAGTGTATAGGAAAAAACGTCTTGAACAGTACAGGCAGTATTATTACAAAAAAAAACAACTCAATCCGGAGGCAATACGTGCTTATTATCGTAATCTGCATAAAAAAAAGCAGCCATCGAGTGCAGAATATAGGTTGAAAAATAGTACGAGAGTAAAGGCATCTAAATTAAGAAAGAAACAGGAGTTATCAAAATGATTAAAACTTTATTAATTACGTTTTTATCAATATCTACGGGGATTGCATCTACTCCTGAAATTCCAGATGACCTACTGTACGGTACAATACAAGAGTCTCCTGTTTCTTCTGAGCCTCGTCTTACCCCTTTACGAATAGTTGAAAGTCCTCTAGTGGGGATGCAAGAAACACAGGAAGTATCTCGTTTGCGTTTTCCTCAAGGGCATTTAGATTTAGAGATACGAGAAGTATTAGCGGCTTCAATTGAAAGAGCGTGTGTTATTCCTGGTGATTGTATTAATTCTTTTATGCGGGCAAATGAGATACAAAATGAATCTCTCTTTAACTCAATTGTTTCTAAACAAGCTCAACTTATTAAAGCTGAGAAAGTATTTGATATAGAAACTATTCTGATGGCGGTTAACTTTGTGTCTTCATCCGGATTTAATGTTGAGTCTGCCCTTCAAAGTTACATCCTGGATGATAGTATTTGCTTGCAACTGACACACCCCTTTGAAACCTTTGTAACTTCTAGTTTTACTAGGCCATTTCAAGTCAGAACTGATTTGGCGCAAAATAATGGTGATTGGTTTGTTTTATGGCAAATTTATGCATCATCGAAATTCCGCCCTGATAAACTATTACAATATGAGGAACTTTTATCTTCTTTATTTTTGGATGAAATTTTTATTTTCTCGCATCGTATTTATTCGCAGCAAATAAAATCTATGGAATCTACAGAATAGGAAGAGTTTAAAATTGTCTGCTACTACTGTTAGTCTTGAGCATAAGCCATCTGGTGACGGATGGCGGTTGTGGCCCGCATGTGAAAAATCCCGCGCTTATACTCGTAATCTTGGAAGTTTTTCATTAACTGGTGATCCCATAATTACAATTGAATACTTTAGAACTGAGGGTTATAATGTACAGGTAAAAACACCAACCTTAATTTTTAATTATCCGGCTTATGAGGTAACAAAAACCGTATAATCTACAATTATGTAAAGAGTATAGAAAATGAGTATTTCGTTAATCTTTATTGTTTTTGTATTTACGACAGGTATTATACGATTATATAAAGAGTGTAGAGAATGAGTATTTCATTAATCTTTGTTGGTTTTATATTGGCGTTAGGTATTATGTCTCTAATTATAGGGACTCTATGGATTGCTGTTAAATTAACTTACGACGACTTTTCTATGTTCTTTTATCAAAAGTCTGAGGAACGTGAGTTTATCAATGATTAAGACTATTCGACGGGTTTCTATGGGATTAATGGTGAGTGTTAGTCTTATTGCTTTTGTAGATGCCTTACGGGGTTCCTTTAAATTTAAATCTGGTGTGAGTACTGTTAAACCGGTTGTTGATTCGTGGAAAACACATTTAGCAGTTAAGACTCGGAATAATAACAAATTTGTTAGGGGGAATGGGCCTTAATGTCCTCTCATTGGCCATTCTACAAGAATTGATCCAAATGGTGCATTACACATTATTCCTTTTGTTGGATGTTTAAATTTCAGCCTTCCTCTTAAAAAATAAACGTCCCCGTATGTAATATAATCATGAAATATTTTTGTATCGGTTCTGCTCGGTAATAAGGCAATTACTTTTGTATTCGGTTTTTTTGTTTCATTAAAGGCTTTGATAACCCATTTATTTAATTGTCGACCATATGGAGGATTCATAAAGCAAATATTATTTTCCCAATTCTGTATGAGTCCGTCTTGTTCTTTAGTGAAAAACTTGGTGCATTTTGCATTTTCTTTTGTAGCACAGACATCTAATGTGAAATTGTATTCTTCTTGAAGAGAATCAAATAAATCTTGAGGGGTTTCCCAATCGTGAAAAACAGAACTACCCATTAATTGCATATTAACCATTAATGCCCTCTTGCGGCCATTATAATCGGGTTGATCTTATGAGGGTTATTTTGAAAGAACTCTCTAAAAGCATTATTCTTTAAATCTTGTTCGCTATGTCTTGCTTCAAATGGGTTTAGTTTGTTTATCGGGTTTCTCTGCATGTATGTATTGATTGCTTCTTGCTTCTGTGATGGGTCTAGCATGGGATTAATACTGTTATTCTTAATGTTTAATTGGGGGATGGTTCCTTCTTGTTCTTCGATTTGGTTTTCTTGTTGTTGAATGGGTTCGAATCCTATTGGTGTTCTAGACTTACGTTTAGCCGCTTCCTCTTTTTCTTTAACCTTTTGTAGATTCCTTTGAAAGGGGGATAAATTCTGCGTCTGCTGATTAACACCGATAGGATTTTCCGCTTGTGCTTCCGTTGATTGGTTAATTCCTTTTTTAGCATAAGAATATTGTTGTGGTGTTATTTTCTTAATCATCTGATCAATAAGACTCTCGGGTTGTTTCTCTTGAGGTCTATAAGTGTTCAGAGGTTGAATTCTACCTACATTATCATTGTGATGTCTTCTGCCTTCTGGTGGAATTGAACCCGGCATACCGTCCGGGCTTTCCGTACCTGGCATACCATATTTAACATTACCTTTTAAATACTGTGTCATTGATTCTTGATCTGTCTTTGGTATTTGATCTGCAATCTTATTCCCTATTTTTTCTATCATGGCATCAAACAAAGGATTTCCTGTCATGCTACTAAAGGCGGCTGCCGCTGCGCGGGTCGGCATATCGGGTGTGAATCCACCAGTTTTTGAGTCCCCACCCATTCTGCCTGTTGCTATTTTCCCTACCATCTTACCTATTGCTGCCCCTGCTGGGCCACCAAACATAAAGCCTAATATGGTTGCGCCATATTGCAAAGCAGACATCATCGTAGATTTTTGTTCTGCTGCTCCTAATGAATCTTGCGCTTGTTGAACACGTGGGGCATCTAATCTTGCTCGTTCAGCTTCTAGGGCTGCTGTTTGTCTATCAATTTGATTTCTAAGCCAATCTTCATCAGGTCTAGGCATTGCTTTTGTTCTTTGTAATATACCATCAATTTCGTTTATACGTTGATCTGCTGTTTGAGCTGGTGTGTGATTACTATGCATTGCCATATTTGCGCGATGTGCAGCATCTCCGCTTTCTCTTGTGCCTCCGCTATCCCCATGACTGGAACCAGGTGCGCCTGATCGTCCTGCACCCAATCTAAAACTAACACCTTGCATTTGACGCATTGACATTATTTTTTCGCCCTTAGCATTGACATTTTTTTCGCCCTTAGCAAATTCCAAATAACCTGTCCTAGGGTTGCGTGATTCTTTACCTTTATTGATCTTAATAAAGAACTGGGCTATTTCTTTTGGGAGTAGAACTAGGTGTTTATCACTGCCACGTCCAAATTTCTTCATGACAGTTTCTGTTGCCGTCTCTATATAATGAGGGCGTTTTGTTTCCGCCTCTTTATATTTCTTTAGATCTTCTTTGGATAATTCACCAAAGTTGGAAAGCTGATCTTCTAGACGTTCAAAGACATTCAATACTTTTTCATTTTTAAAGATGGGAATTAGATGTGAGAATTCTCTAAGTCCTGTCTTTTTATCGATTGATGTAAAATGGCCTTGTAAGGCTTCCATGCCAAGAATTTCTTCTTTTGTCATATGCGCTTTAACAAAATCTTTTTGATTTACATTTGGATTCGGAATGATTTTATAGGCCATATTCATTTTATCAATATGATGCGATTTACCCCTTATTATAGGCGAAATTCGTCATTTTTGATACCAAAATACCCCAAAAAGATGATTATGATTTTTTTGATGGGTGCCAAATTGGGCCTATGGCTTAAAACCTAGGTCGGATTCCGACTAATGAGTAATCATACGGTTTCATGGGTTAGTGGTGGGATATTTTTACCCCTATATATGAGATGGATTGCGCACAAGGTAAATGGGTTAAACCTATTCGATAAGTTATTGAAAATAAATGATTTTATGGGTTAAACCCATCAACTAAATAATTAATAAAATGAGAAATCGCCTGAATAAAAAGAGAATTCGCCTAGCAACGCTCACTATTGGAACATAGGAACGTAGGAGGCAAAAACCTCCTACGTTCCTACCTTCTCGCTTTATTAAAGCGGAATGGTCAGCACCATATAATTAAAATCCTTAAAATTCAACTTATGGTAGCTACCATTTAGACAGCATAAACATTGATCTCGTTAGATGGTGCTGACCATTTTTTTACCTACTTTATTGGATGGTCAGCACCATCTTATGAAGGTCGGAATGTGTCTTAGGTGAGTGTTGCTTGTGCTGTATCTTATGGATAACCTCTACAGTTATTTCTGGCAGTATTGTTTTTTAGAAGGGCTACCTCGTGGGGTATTTCTTTTAGTTGAACTTCTCGAAACTCAATAATAAATACTTTTCTGATCTTTGAATTTTGAGAATGGTTTTTGAGAGAGAATTAAAAATAAAAAGATTGTATAAAGCAATGACTTAACAAAGAGTAAGGATTTTCTTAATTTAATTCTCAATAATGGTCGTTATTGATAATCCAAAACCGAATTCGGTTTTGCGGTAACCGTATTCGGTTTTGGCTTGAATATCCTATGATATAATATTAGATTTTAGTTGGTACTCTTTTTGAGATGAAATCGGTGCGGATCTAATCTTATTAAGAGTGCCATTCTGGGGCTTCTTCTTTGATAACTCCGAGAAGAGGCCTCGCCATCTTAATTAAAGTTTCTTTAATTAAGAAAAACCTTAATTAAGAAAAACCTCATTTACTTTATTAAGAAAACACTTTCCCTATTTACTCTCTATCATGTTTGTACTAGAATATTTTTAATGATTCAAAATTCTCACCGTGATAATATTGAATTCATGGGATGTTAGGTTTGTTTGATCATGGGCTTAACATTCCCTCCTTGACGTTGGTAACGTCCGTGTTGAAATGCCGCGTTAAAGCAGAACCCTTGGGGGGTAACCCTTTCAAGAAGAGCTCGGAGAGCTTCGTACTCCCGTGTTGAAATGCCGCGTTAAAGCAGAACCCTTGGGGGGGTAACCCTTTCAAGAAGACTTAGAAAACTCCATCTAAGTGATTTGTTTTCCCAATAATACCAATTTGCTTAAAGGACATTACCCTTTCGTCTGCATGTTCGTTATTCATGCGTTTATTTTTTGTATAAAACAAATTGCTCTTTAGGAGATTTTCTATGTATGGCACAAATGCCCCACGTGGTTTTATTCCGGTAAGACATGAAAATGGCTCTGCTTGGAATAACCAATTAAATTCTGATTATACGATCCCTAGCGGATACAACTACAACATTGGTCAAGGTGAATTAGTTTATCTTAATACGAATGGTAACATTGTTACAGAGGCTCAATTAGCGTCTGGAGCGCAAATTGTTTCTGTTTTTGGTGTGTTTTGGGGGTGCAACTATATTAATCCTCCGACCTTTCCAATTTCCGGGCCACTTGGTCATGTTTCATGGGTAGCCGGTACTGTTACCGGTGATGGTAATGCAGCTCAAGCTCTGATCATAAATGATCCAACTGTTGTTTATACTGCTCAATCCAATGGTTCTACGGGATTCACTCAAATAACAGCTTCTATGCAATGGTATGGCGTTAATATTGGTACTGGAGTCTTAGGAACCCCTCCCGGTGGCACTCTTAATGCGGATGGTACATCTTGTATGCTTATTGATTTGAATGCAGGGGTAAAATTAACAACTGCGCCAATTCGTACTTTATGTCTTGATCCGAATCCAAATAATCCTGTCGCCGCTGCATATAATAACGCGCTTTGTATGATCCAGAACGGATTTACATTTGCCGGCGGCACATCCCCGTCACACCCTTAACGGAACATAGGGAGATAAAAAATGATTACATCACAAATTATTGCACCTTTTACATTAAAGGACTTATCCGAGGTCTACTCAAACTTTTCGACAATTCCGGAGCTGTATAAGCCGCTCTATGAAACGCGACAAAGTCAAAGACCTTATGAAATTGTTTATGAAGCTGCAACATTACCAAATGGTGCTCCAAAGCCGGAAGGTGCGCCAACAACATCACAAAATTTTGGTCCTGTGTTTAGAACACAGTTTAACCATAAGGTTTATACGAGTCGTTTCGATATGACTCGTGAAGCTTGGGATGATAACTTGTATCAAGAAGATTACCCGCAGAAGAATAAAAACCTACGTGAATCTTTAGAGCAAGTTAACAACATCAATGGTATGGTTCCTTTTAACCAAGGGTTTAATATTGCATTTAGGTTAGCGGATACCGAACCTTTGTATAGTACGGCACATCCAACCTCAACTGGAACATTTGCAAATACATTCCCATCACCTGTGGGTTTTAATGAAGCAACTCTAACGGCTGCCTATAGTATCATTCGTTATTGGGTGAACTATTCAAATCAGCCTTTAAATCGTATTCCTGAATATATGCTTATTCCACCAACCTTGGAAATGAGTGTAAGACGTGTTTTACAAAGTCCTGATGATCCTAGTACGGCAAATCGTGCCATCAACCCAATCTATTCAGCTAATTTGGTTCCGGGTGGTTTCTTCTCCAACCCTTACCTTGTTAATCCGGATTATTGGGGGCTTATGACAGATCAAAAGCCGGGTGCTATTTGGTATATCCGCGATAACTTTGAAATGACATGGCAAGGCGATAATACAGTTGATACCGTTACGTTCGTAGGGCGTGTTCGTTATTCAAACGGTATCGTTGATCCTCGTTATTCATTCGGCGCACGTTAATATAGGGAGTTAAAATAATGACCGTTATTCCTGGCTTTCCAACTCAAGGGGCTACATTTGGCCCAAATCCGAATTCATCTTTAGGTTCTTTTTTTGAAGACGGTCTAAGGATTGGTACTGATTTTGGAGGGGGACGGCAACAGTTTCCTGCTAACTCAATTTATGATTTTGAAGGCAAACCGTTGCAACCAAATTATGATTTGTGGGGGCCCGGAGTACCGTTGTCACCGATTGTTACTTACAATGTTAGACCTTTTTGTGCTGCAATAGATAGAGCGGATGTTACTGTAGATATTGGTACTTTCCCACCCGGTACAACAGCTAATTCGTTTCTAACCTTTACACCTGATGTTACTGATCCTTCTGTAGCACTTGGTACAACATGGAAAATTAATAATCAGGGGGCTATCCCACGAGTTCTTAATAATATAACACCAACATCCGCTAATAATCCGAATAAGAATCAATCATTAAGAATTGATTGGCCGAGAGCCTTAGGAATTACAGTTACAGGAGCACAGTTAGCGGACACAACCTCTTCTATCTATGTTCAGGGTCGTGATTTTTACGGAAATGTTATCAATGCATTTTATGGTAATGGATCCGGTACTATTTTGACAGCTACAACTCCCGCAAATCGATGTTATCAATATAGCCCGTTTCCGAGTGCCTTAGTTGTTGGGCCTCCCGCGGTTCCTGCTGCAGTACCGTTTGCTACTTCAGGTTTCACCAATAGAGCATTTTATACAATTGATTATGCTGTTTATTTTGGGACTACCATTCCGGCCGGATGTTCTGTGAGTATCGTAACAACCCGACAATTAGGGTTGCCCTGGGTTTTTGATTATCAAACTTGTAATCTTCTTGGTGTTACTTTTAACGGTATTACAGAATTAGGATGCGGTGGTGTTAATGGGTCATCATATCAAAATAATGTCCCTATTACATTGTTAAATGGAAATGTGGCTACTTATGCAGCCTTAGGATTAGGTGCAGCACCTCTAGGAACGGCTCTATATCAGCAGGCATTTTTTGGTGCACCCGCGCCGGCTTCTGGTTCTGGGTTCAATAGAGATCCTAGAGGGACTTATAGTCCGTCTGTAGCTGTTCAAACAGAAGAAGATGATGCCATTAATCCAAGATTAATGATTACGTGGTATCAAGGCGGCATTGATCCTTTAAACAATATTTATAACGCTGCTGGTATGCCGGCAGCTCCTTTTGTAGATAGCGATAGTACTATTGTAGAAAAAAATAGAGTCGCTGATGTTTTTGGTTATCCTATACAACTACTTTGAGGGCTATTTATTATGGCATTTCCTTTACTTCAGCGAGGGAATTTCCCAACTCCTCCGGATAATACGGGTACACTGTTTAACGATGGTGTACGTGTTGGGCCTTCTTGGTTAACAGATAAAGAAGCGACTCCTATTACATTACCGGGTGCTGCTTTGGGGCAGCAAACGTCAGAGTTTTTAACGTGGGGCGGCGGTGTTCTTACGTCGCCAAATGTAACTTATCGAATTGGGCCGTATGCCGGTACAAATGGTGATATTGCTACTATTCCCCAAAACTCAACATCCGGAAATTTTTCATTAAGTTCTACCGGATTACCAAACCAAGGAGCTGCTTGGCCGGCCATATGTGCCGGAGGAGAGCAAGGTCTTCAATTGGATTGGCCACGTGCTGTGAGTGCCTATGTAACTTATGTTGCCGGGGCTGTCGGTATGACTTTAACCAATTCAATCCATGTCTATGGGTATGATGTCTATGGGAAGTCGATGCAAATAAAGATCGAACTTCTAGGTAATGAAGTTAATAATACGACGCGTGTTTACGCTCCCTTCTCTGAAGATCTTTTACCTGCCGGAAATTATGTTTTTGGAGATACAACAACAAACAAAGCTTTTTATCAGATAACAAGAGTTAAATTTACCGGAACAGTTCCCGTCGGCTTCTTTCTCACAATTCAAACGGCTCCTGTTTTTGGTTTACCTTTTGTTTATGATGAGCATCGTTCTATGGTTACCGGGATTAACTGGGTTGGACTGTCTGAATTAGGAGTTAATATTCCTGCAAGTGCTTCATTTGCAGCTTTCCCTGTCCAAATACCGGCCGCAAGTTATAATTTGGAAGTTGTTAACCCCGGAGAGATAATTCCCGCGGATAAAACTATTTCAACAACAAGTGCAGGTAACTTTACGGGGGATGTTCGCGGGACTTATACGCCAAGTTCTTGGCCTCAAGTAGATAACTCTGAAAATATTCTTATCTTTCAATATTATGTTTATGGCGCAGATATGCAGATTGAGCAATACAATCAAATGGGATTGCCTCAAGTTGGAACACCTGATAATCAAGTTCCCGAACTTAAGTTTCGTGATCTCTATGGTGTTCCTCAATATTTCACGGGGTTGCCGGCATGAAACAGAAACAAACAAAAGATTATTATCTGATTAATCGAGAGATAATAAAGCGGGCATTTGCTAGGCAATTGAAAATGCCAAAACTACCTCTTGATTCTAAGACTCAATCTAGTAATGTCTCCACTCCGATGAAAGGATTAAACGAGAATGGCTAGGCCGTATACAGTTTATTTCCCTCAGTCTCCTGCATCTTTCGCTAGTGCGGATTTGACCGGTTCCAATAGAAAAGATGTGATTGCATCTCTTCAAGCCCCAATTCAAGGTCAGCCTCTTGTTCTTAATCAATTACAACCCGGTACAATTCCGGATGTTCCTTTTAATGCAGATAATCCTATTCCTGCAATTTATGGTGGGATAGGACTGCAACAACCTTTACCTCTTGGTTCTTCTACTGTTATCCCGGGTGGTTCTCGATCAATTGTTATTGTGTGTCCTGCCGGGGGAAATACGTTAGCCGGGTTAACATTTACAGTGTCCGGTCTTGATCAATTTGGAAGGCCGCTTGTTTCTGCTCCAACTGTCGGGCCTGCTCCCGGTGCAGCAATTGAGTTTGGTGCTCTTGGCGCGGCTTTGCCTTTGCCGCCTTTAAATACTTTTAATTTATATTATTCTCAAGTTGATGATATTTCATTTACGGGTGCGCCCATACCAAACACACTCGTCTGGGCTGCAATTGGTGGATATGGAATGACTCCTTTTGTGGGGGTAGATACAACGCGTATTGGGTGGGGAGCATCAGTTGAAATAAGTGGTTTCTCTGCAGCATCGACGAGTTGGTCGTATACTGTATATGGAACCAATTACCCAATTTACACACCGAATAGAACGGGTGGATGGGTAACGGTTGATCCTACAACATCAAGAGTCGGGAAACACCTGATTTCGAGTAATGTGCCTCCTGCATTTGTTGCAAATCTTTCAACAGTGTCACCTATTACGGATGTTTCGATGACAGCGGCTGTAAACAATGCATGGTCTCATATTGCAGCTCCAACATCTTATATTTGGGCTGAAATTGGTTACATTGGTGCTCCCGGTGGGGCGGGCGTCTTAACACAGCCATCAACTTTCTTAATGAGTTACGTGCAACAGGGAGCTTAAAAATGTCTAAAGAAAAATATTTTGGTGGCGGAAATTGTGGTGAGTTTATGTGGGGCAAAGGTCTCGATTCACCAAAAGAGAAAAGAAGTAAGGTTTGGCATGATTCCGATACGCCAAGGTTTGCTGAAGGTGGCCCAGTGATCCCGGGGTCAGATATGCCTGGTTCGGCTGCTCTAAAAAAAGGTGGCAAAGTTAAGGGCCGATTTGCTGATGGTGGTTCTGTTAGAAAAAAAGAAATGTCTGATGTTGATAAGGCTGAAAGATATTTGCAGGATTATAAGAAAGAAAATAGAAAATCGGGTGCTATGGAACTTGGAAAAGATAAACATGGAGCCATTGGAAGAGGAAAACAAGGTAACTTCGTTCTGTTATCTAATGGTGGCTCTTCTAAATGTAGTGGTAAAAGATAAGGTGAAAGCTCGTGTCCGTAACAGTCAATTACGATTATAGCGCATACGGAACACTTGATGCTTTGTTGTTTGAGGCATGGAAGCGTGCCGGAATTGACCCTAAATTAGCGGATCCTGAAGTTATTCGATCTGCTAAGTACTCTGCTGCTTACGAACTTATTAATATCCCTAGTCTGACTCAAAACCTTTGGTTACGTCAAAAGCAAATGATTGGAATTGTGGCAGCACAACCTACCTATGTGCTGCCTTCTAATACTATTCAAATATCAGATGTGATTGCAACAAATCCTCAACTTGTTCCTGCTATGGGGACTGCATCTTCAAATAAAGATGTAGAAGCCGGGACTAGTCCGGCTAATTGCTTTAATTCATCTTCTGTTGCCGGTTGTATTCAGACGGAACCGGATGGGAGTATTGCTTATGACTATGGATTAAATAACGATCAATTTGTTAATTTTGTCAATGTTACCTCTTTAAATGAGGCAACCTATACTCTTTCGATTGAGTACACGCTTTCTGATCCTGCAGATAACATTTGGAAAACGGCTTATGTTTCACCTCCTATAGACTTTATACCTTTACAACCTCAATGGTTTGTCCTGGAAAACTCTATGGTGGCACGTGCATGGCGCATAACAGAGATCAATGGAGAAACGCTTCAAATTCAATATATAAACTTTCTGCAACCATCAACCGGTGGAAGCGTTGCAACTGACCGTTGGTTAACGGCTCAAAGTCAAACTATTTATATGATTGAGCCAAACAAGGGACAAATTGGTATTCCTTCTTGGTATTATTTTGATCTTATTAATCCCCCCACCATCACTCTTTGGAATTCTCCCGATGGGACGACTTATACAAACCTGATGTACGTGCAGACAAGATTACCGGCATCTCCAGAAGAAATGTATCAGCAGTTAGACCTTGCTCCCTCTTTCTATGATGCATTTGCGTCAGGGGTGGCGGCTAGAATTGCTCAAAAAGATAATCCGGCTAAGGTGGAAATGCTTCAAAACGATGCAGCTCGACTTTATCAAGTTGCGGGTGTGGCGAATATTCAACCGGTGGTTATTGATTTTACCGGTAGACGGAGAGGATATTAAAATGAGATGTGGCCCCAATGCAAATACATTTATTTCTTTTGATCGTCCTCGGGCTCTTGGACTATGCGATCGAAGCGGGATGTTTTTTCGTCATGAAGATCTTAGGAAACAAATGGCCTTCAGAGGAAATGATTTAGTGTGGACAGGATTGATGGTCTACAAAGATTATTTGGATATTCCAAACGCTCAAGGTTTGACTCCTATCCTAAATCCAAATCTCATTCCTTGTGAAAACCCACGTCCTAACACGCAATATAACAATGGGGAATGGTGGCCAAATCCGGAGACAACACCGCTCGTTAGTCCTAACACCCCTTATGAACCTTTGGAACCGAATATACCGTGGACTTGATTGAAGTAAGAAGAAATATTGTATTTTAAAAATTTTAAAGAAGGATAAATATCATGGCTTTTGCACCTGACGACTCAAATTACCTTTTAACGGCCGCTGATTCTGATTTAACGAATTATCATGTTATGACAGCCGGTTTAGGATTGATTTTTACACCGGGGCCTTCTCAGGGAAATTCTGTTGCTGCAGTAACCGGAAACTTAGCACTTTTAGCAAATGCAACGACTTCAGGTTATTTTGTCTATGATCAGGCCGGAAATTTTCTTAGAAGTCGAACATTTCAGTCAACTGCAACAATTACAGTTGTGAATGGTTCAGGTGTTAGTGGAGATACAACATTCTCAACTGTAGCCGGTGCTAGTAACCAAAAAGTTGGACTCCAAATTGAGGGAGATATCATCGGTATAAGAAAAACACTGAACTTTATTGGTGCCGGCGGAATTTCTGTTACTGCTGTTGATAATGACGGGAATGATAGAGTTGACATATCTGTTACGGCGGGAGGTTCCGGAGGTTCAGCCCCTGATGATGCTGTGTATTATCTTGGGACTGCAAATGTTGGATTACCGGAAGCTTATGCGCTTGATGACTTGAACTATAGCGGCGAGGATCAAGGGGTTCTTCTTTCAAACTCAGATGGTAGTCCGGCTCTTTTACCCCTTATAAAAGATACAACGCCCTATATGTTGGCAATAATAGACGATGTTTTTGTCTGTCGTTCTTTACCTTTAAGTGCAAGTTTAGGGGGTAGCGGGGTGGATGAGATTCAGAAAGGCGGTATGCTTTATGCTGCAGATAATATTCCCGCACAGACAAATATAATGTCTGTGCTTGTTAACCCCGCCGGTAAGGCATATCTCTATTTTAATGAGGGATCTGAACTACCGGTGTGGAATGAAAATCCTTTAGCTATTTCTCTTGGTGGAACAGGAATTGCGACCTTACCGCAAAAAGGCGAAATTTTAGCATCTGCTGTTGATGATGCGTATGCACTTATTCCACCTTCAGTACCAAATCCGGGTGATGTTTTTGTCCTAATACAGGATGAAAACTTAGCTTTTGGATGGGTTTTGCTTCCTGAAAGCTCAAGCGGTACTGTTACCAGTGTAACTGTTACTTCTGCTAATCCTGATGCCGGGGATATACATAATGCCGGTTTCACATGTAGTCAGAATCCGATAACAACGGCTGCTACATTGCATATTAGGTTAGGAACACAAGTCCTTTATAACCCCGGCGATCTAAATATATTAATTGGAGGTGGGCCATTTGGAGATGGTAATCTACTCGCGAATGGCCAACGTGTTATAGCTATTACCCCATCAGAACTTCCGTTACTAGGTACTAATCCTGGTGAAGCGTATGACGCTGTCATTATTGGTGTGGATACTCACGAAAATCTAGTCACTGCGAATAATTTTGTTTCTCTTGGTACTCGTCTTGGTCAATCGTCACTTCAAGTAGAAAGATCCGTATTAGTTGGAAGTTATATTGGTGACTCCGTATTAAATATAGATGATTGTACTTTAATAGGCTCTGATATTTGTAGACAGGGTCTTACCATAGATAAAATGACTGTAATCGGAAGTGGGGCAGCTCAAAATGCTCAAGGTTCATTAGTTGATAGTTGTATCTTTGGGTATCAAGCCGGATACCATGCAACCGGGACTGTGCAGGGGTTTACTAGTAGTACAATTATTGGAGTGGGTGCAGCACCAAATAACCAAACTTATGCTTATAACACTTTGTTGGGATATCAAACGGATTGTACCGGAGGAGCTACGAATTCTACCGCAATTGGAGCAAATGCGACTGTTCAGTTAGAAAATCAAGTTCAGTTAGGTAATGGTTGCTCTGTTGCCTTTGGATTGGTAAGTCCTGCTCCGACGACGCTAGCAAGTAAAATTATTCTATATGGACTTGACGGGACTGCTAATGCCCATACGCAGATTGTCGGCCCTACTGATATTTCTTCAGGTCAGATTGCTACAAATAGCGTTGATTCTTCAGGGTATGGAACAATGCCGATTGGTGTAAATCCAACGGTTGATATCGCAGCAACAAATGTTTCAACGGCGGCTTTGAAACCAATGATATTTGTGAGTTGGGTAACAACTTCCGGCGCGGCAACATCCATAACAGATCATGTCCCTCTGTTTGTTGACAATGTTACTGATGGTGTTGGTTTTAGGGTAAGAGCAAATGGTACTTTAGCCGGAACTCAAGAGTTCTGTTATTGGGTCGTTCCTCAACAAGAATTATAAAGGAACTTTAATGGCATTAGTTCTCACCTATGATGTTTTGTATGATGAAGTGATCGCTTATTTAGAAAGAGCGGATGCTCGGCTTATTGCCAGAATCCCTCTTTTTATTATGCTCGCTCAACGTCGTGTTGCTACAAAACTTAAGGTACTTGGAACTAAACAGACAGAAAACGGACTCTTGACTCCGTCTGATCCTTTTTTAGATAAAGATGTTCGTTGGTTAGCGAATGAATCTTTTACAATTAGCGTGGGAACTAATTTAAATAAGAGAAAACAACTCTATCATCGTTCACAACAGTTCTGTAAAGAGTACTGGCCTGATGTGACGAAAACCGGAGAGCCTGCTTACTACACAACTGAATATAACCTATTAAAGGTGTTTTTTGTTCCTACTCCGGCATTAGCATATCCTTATGAATCTATCTATTGGGCTACTCCTCAGTTGCTAGATGAAACATATGATTCAAATTTCTTAACTACCGGTATGCCAAGACTGCTTCTCTATGCAACACTTTGTGAAACCGCTCCTTACTTACATGATGATGATCGCGTCCCTATGTGGCAGCAATCTTATGCCGAAGAGTGTGTAACTCAAGGAATTCAGGAAGATCAACGCGTTAAGGGTGTTCATAGTGCAATAGGTAACGACGGAAGGATGCAAGCTAATGGGAATTAATTCTTTTGGTGGTAATCCGGTTACACCGGGTCAACAACAATATGCAGCTTATACGCTAAGTGATACGCCACTTCAGTTGAATTTTCCGAATGATTATAGTTCCGGGGTTAATCTCTTTTCTACCTATATGAATATTACCTCAACGGCAGATGGTCAAATCATTAAGATGCCTCCCGGTACACAATCAGGAACCGGAGCTGCTGCGGATTTTATCAATATCGGAAATTTTAGTTTTCAAGTTCGGGATTATCTTGGAAGACTTCTCTTAACAATGATACCTCAATCCGAGGAACCCGGTGTTGGTGTCTCTGTTGCAAACTTCTTTCTTGTTAATAACTCTGTTGATGGGAATCAACCTCCTGCTTCTCCCATTTGGGATATGATAAATCTTGGTTCTTCTAATTCATCTGCGCAGGCTACGTATTTAGCAGGATATGGCTTAATTGCATTAGCTGCTCCTGATGCACCGGCTCGATCTGTTCTTAATACCAATTCTCCTGTTCGAACAGAAGTAGCAAGTTTTACTGTGGATGATACTTATCGCGCTTCTGTTGTAAATGTAGAAGCTGCAGTTTATTGTTTTCTTCCTAATAATCCGGTTGAGGGTAACGGTTTTTACTTTGATCTCATTAACAATGGCTCAAACACTCTAGAGGTCGATGGAAACGGGGCAAATGTTAATGGTGTCGCGGTGATTACTTTAGCGGTAAATGATAGTATGAGAATCGTTTCGGATGGGACTCAATATTTTGCTTATAATCTAAAATCAATCAGGCATGTGGAATTCAATGTACAAAGTTATCCGGGTTTTACCGGTGGTACTCTTATTATCCCCGGTAGTGTATTAAATGAAAGTCAAGCGTTGGTTTTCACAGGACCACTTGCATCGGATGCTCTCATTTTATTAGAAAATCTTAATGGAGCATACTACATCTCTAACTACACTGTTGGTGGCGGTTTTAGCTTCAGTGTGGCGCAGAATGATGGGGGCGTTCCAACTCCAGGAAGTACTATATATCCAATTCCTGAAGGTGGATCTCGTATTTTCATGAATATCAGTGAAACTATTGGCGGCGGAACACCAACTCCCGGACTTATTCAAGTCCCTGATGATACTGTGATAACAGGTGTTTTTCCTTATGGTACGATGGTTAATCCTTCTATCACATTCGCAAATCCAGCAGGGGTCGGTACGGGTTTTTATTTAGACCCAGGGCCTCCTGTTAAATTGGGAGTTTCTGTTCTGAGTCAGGAATTAATGTCTTTTTCTAATTCCGGTCTGGCTCAATTAATCACCATAGAAGCACCCATGGTCGTTAATGACACTTTCACAGCGAATACTTATTTAGCAGATTCAAATGGAACTCTTGCTAATTGTGCTTTTGCTTTCACATCCTCTGTGAATACAGGTGCTTTTTATAATCCCGCAGTCGCCGGAACCTTAACACTGGCTGTGAATGGTCAAGAAATTTTTGAAGCAACTCCTAATGATTTAACAGTTACGGAACCGACAACCTTTAATTTTCCAATTACACTTACAACGCCTCTAGATATGACAAGTGGAGGAACCGGGACAGCTACAGCACCAACGAAAGTCGGTCAATCCTTGTTTTCAGGTACTACGTCTGTAGGGAGTTGGGGTGGTTTTGCAATTCGTCAGATTGTGCCTGTTGTTGATACTACGTTTCTTGGTTTATCTAATGCTGTTACCACCCTTCCTTTGTCAGCAACCATAATCTTAACGGCTACGAATAGTCGCGTTTTTATTATGGCTAGTATTAACTTAGCAAATACGTCTTCTGCTGATCGTCCCTTAGTTTATTTACAACAAAATTTTAATGGTGGAGGAGCTCTTAATATTTTAGAAGGGGTGGGGGGGCTTGTTACCCCAACTTTTGTAATTCAGTCAAATAATGCGTTAAATGGAGTTCCGTTGCCTTATGCCGTTACTTATTTAACCGATATTCTGGCTGCCGGGACATATGAGTATTCATTTTCTGTTAATGCAACGGGATCTTCTTCGGCTATTTGGTACAATAGGGGTCAAGATCAAACAGGAGGAGGTACTCCGGGATTTGCGACTCCATCCACTCTTTATCTTGTTGAGATCGGTGGCTTCTGATGACACAGGGAAAATATATTGCTGTTCCCGTTAGAAGTCTTCCCGGTGTGGATAAAGACGGAACAACATATAACTCAGTCAATTATACTGATTCTCGTTGGACTCGATATTTTCAGAAAGTGCCTGCTAAAATTGGTGGGTATACAGCAATTTCATTAGGTTCTCAATCTGTTACCCGTAATATGTTTGATATTGATATTGCAGAAGGCGTTCAAGTTTTTTTAGGTCGAATTGCTCAAATAGCCTATTTACCGATTTCAAATCAAAGTATTGTCGCTCCGGAAGTAGATATTACCCCTGTTGGGTATGTTTCTCACCCCTCTAATTCATGGTCTATGGATCAGTTTACAGCTCAGGAAGTTTCAATTCTTCCCGGTATTATTGGAGACTATCTTATTGCAGCTGCAACAAGAAACGGAACATCTAAGAATAGTATATATGAGGGACAGGTCTATTATACCTATGTTGGAGATACTCTTTATTCTACAAGTCAGATGTTACCTTTAATTGATCAAGCTGATCCGTTATTGCCAAATATTATGTGTTCAGGTGGTATTCTTTGTTCCCCAACAATAGTAATGGCTTATGGTTCAAATGGGAGTTTGCAGTGGACTCAACCCGGTACTTTTGACCAATGGGGCTATGTCCCGCCTCCATCAATTCCTCCGGTTTCTTATGTTAAAAATATAGCAACTATCTCGTCTACTAAAGTAATAATCGGAAAGCTAACACCTGGTGTGACTGGTACAAGCGCATTATTCTGGACTTCTGATTCATTAGAACGTGTTACCTTTATTAATGATCCAACCACCAATCAATTGACGCCTTCTGTACAAACACTCCAAAAAGGTATTTCGATCTTATCCGGCCCCTCTTTGGTTCAGTACAACCAACTCTTTTATTGGGTTGGGAACGGTCAATTTTATTTCTTTAATGGCATCGTCAACATTCTTCAAAACAATCTTTCAACTAATTTCTTTTTTGATAATTTAGATTATAAGTATACCGCTCGCATATGGACATTGGTTCAACCTCGTTTTGGTGAGATATGGTTTTATTGGCCATCTGATCGTTCTCGAAATCTTCCCGGTTCTGAAAATGTTCCGGAGGGTGAATGTGACCAAGCAACTGTCTTTGATACAATACAGAATATTTGGTACTGCACACCTATTGCCAGAACAGCAGGGGTGACGCCGTCAGATAACCCGTATCCCATCTTATCTGATTCTGTTCTAACAAATACTTTGTTGAATAATGGGTTTTATGCGGGGTATCCGGTATGGCAGCATGATACGGGTCTTAATAAGAAAATCAATAATGAGGAAACTCCTATTGAGGCTTATTTTGATACCCATATCATGGATTTGTTTTCTCAAAACCCGGAACAAAATATTCTTATCCGTTCAAGGCGTCTTCAGCCAAATTTCCTTCAACAAGGCCCAATGGAGGTTACGTTGTCTACTCGGATGTTTCCTGCTGATGAACCACAAATTGACGGGCCCTATACCTTCTTACCGACTACCCCTAAAATTGATCTTGAAACGCAGCAAGGAGCACTCCTTAGCTTTCGATTTAGAACTAATGTTTTGGATGGATATTTTAGATTAGGTAAAACAATTTTTGAATATTTACCGGGGGATAGTGTCCGATGACAAATTATGTAGTCTATCCAAAGGGTATTAAGTTCCAAGATTGGGCATCTCAAATCAGGGATACAATTACAACTGTTGATTTTCCAATCCCTTTACCCGGGGTGATTTGGCGTGATTGGGCCTATCAACTTTTTATTGCGAATCCAAATAAAATGTCTGGTGTCCCGCATCCAAACGAGAGTTTGTTTCCTCTTGAATCTGATTGGAGTAAATGGGCATCGTTCTTCGTTTTTAATCTTACAACTGAATAAGGAGTGTAAAAAATGGGTTATAATTCATATATGCCGATGAGTGGATCGATGACTGGTTACCAAACGCAACCATCAGATCTTCCACCAATCAATTCTCCAGCCGGATTATCTTCAAGTTATAATCCAACTTCTTCTATGGCTCCTTCTATGCCTCCCACAACATTACCAAACTTAGATATTCCCGCTATGTCTCATGGGGGTGGTATTGGTGGAATGATTGGAGGGCTTTTACCGGAGCTTGCCGGATTGGCTTTTAATAGAGGGGGTAAAGTTCCACGGGGGCTCATTGCTGTTCATATGAATCCTCAAGAACTTGATGTTCTTGATCATTTACAAGGGCATAGAAAACATGCTCCGGATCACAATAGAATGTATCCGGATCTAGAGGGCGTTTTCAGAAATGTCCATATTAAATCAGGAATGATAGACCACGCAAAACAACATTATGCCTCGGGGGGACATGTTGGACATATGAGTCCTATATCTGCTTCAAATGGTATTCATGGTGACACTCAAATTGCATATATTGGGCCACATATGCGCCAAGTCTTTAATGAGGCGGTTGGACATAAATATGATCGTAATCCTTATGACGGACATCCTCAATATTACGGGCTAGGTGACTTTTTTAATTCGATTGGGAGTGGTCTAAAGAGTGCCTGGAACACAATCTCTCCCTATGCGGGAACCGTTGGACGTGCGTTATTACCGGCTGCATCACATGCAATTGGTCAAGCTGTTAATACATATGCGCCTGGAATGGGGACTGTAGCAACCGGGATGGCTAATCATCTTGGTGGTAATCTATTAGATAAACTCACACCACAAGGCCCTCAAACAGAATTCCAACAAAATGCAAATAATGCAATTCAAGGAGGAATCAATAATTATATGGGTTCTCGTCAATCAGGTGCGCCAATGAATAACATTGGGGATTTTGGCCGTGCTGTTGCCGGTTCCGGTGGGATTGGTGGAGCGGCTAAAACAGCAGCGAATCTTGGATCATCTTTTTTAAGGTCTAATCCCCAATTAGCTCCGTCTTCAAGCGCAAACCCACTTTTACAGATGGGGCATCGATTAGCGAGTCAGTATAATAATCAGGTTAATGCTATCCCTCAAACACCTAGTCCGCAATCTACGGGATATCAACCTCAACAACCTGCGCTGGATTAATTAATAACCTGAAAGGATCAAGATATGACAGATAGTACAATGGAAAGTATGCTTGATCCATCCAAGTTAGAGATGGACTCGCCGGATTGGGACAAAGCTAGTAATTCGCATGAGTTGACTCTTGTTCATATGCAAGAAAAAGAAGTCGAGTCTCTTCTTGCTCTACAGAAGAAGCCAATATTTTCAGAAATTGAAGGGTTGGGAAAAGTTTATTCTTTCCCTGATCTGGCTGAAATGTTTGATAATCCGGCAATACGACGACTTTTTGTTGATTCCGTGCATCATAAACGATCTACAGATCCTCAAAAAGATAACTTGTTAAATGATTTACATGCTGAAGGACTTGCGCATCTTCCTGATATTTCTTCTGACGTTCCCGGTGGAACTGAAGGACAAGAAGAACTTGCTGCTCAAGGAGAAGGGGATGACAATATGGTTGTCGAAGTACCTCTTAATGTCGTTAAAATGTTTGTTGAAATTGAGGGTAGGGAGCCTAATATCAATCCTAATACAGGACTATTAGCATTTGGCGGTATATTCGGGAAAAGAAAAGGGGCTTCAAATGATATCATTAGAGGTTTGGCAACTTTAGCCGGTGCAATGTATGGAGGCGGAACAGGGGCTGCCATCGGTCATTCCTTGGGAAGAATGGCTACAGGACAAGAGTTCACAAAAACCTTAATCCCTTCTGCTAAAATGGGGTTGATAACCTATGGAGCTCAAAAGTTCCTTCCTCATATCCCGGGAGTTAAATCAGGGATTGATAAACTCTCTCAATATTCTCCCTCTATTGGTAAAGGAGCCGCGGCTTTAGCGGGGACATCTGCATCTCTAAATATGCCTGGGGTTAGCGATATAGCCAATATGGGTAATAATGCTGTTTCCGGTGCAACAAAGGGGATTACCTCTTTATTGTCGCCGGATAATGCTAATGCAGGTACAGAATCAAAAGGAACAGGTAAAGACGATGGGGGGATTTTATCAAATGTTCTAAAAAGTGAATTACTTCCGTTAGGATTAGTTCATGGTCTGAATTATATGGGGTCTCAACGTCATCAGAAGTTTTTAGAAAAACAACAACGTGAATCTGAAGAACGTTATGAAAAAGAACGGGCTCGTCATCATTTTGACCAACCATGGGTAGAGCCAACATTTAATAAGAAAAAACGGAATCCCGCTTGGACTGAGCGTGGAACGGAACCTTATTACATTACAGAGGGAAAAGAGTTTGCTCGCGGCGGGATGGTTACCAAATCCATAAAACCCCAATCCTTTGTTGAGAAGAAAGTTGATTTTGCTATCAATGGCCCTGGAAAAGGTCAAGATGATTTGATCGTAACTAAATTAGAACCTGGAGGTTTTATCTTACCTGCTGATGTAACTGCAATGGTTGGTGATGGTGCAACAGATGCAGGACATGCTACAATAAAGGAATTCGTTAACCGATTTGCACCTGTACTCAGAAAAAAAATAGGGGGGGGCGTTCCTAAACCAAAAGGATTCGTCGATGCTCGGGTTGCTAATGGTGAAACGGCACTAAGAGAACGTTTTGTAACCGGTCTTGGTGATGGCTCTAATGACCGCGGGGCAAAGATGCTGGATAATATGATGAAACGTTTGAGAGCTCATA